ATGAAGCTATACATATATTGTGATTCCACGAAGACTAACAAGGATGGATGTATCCCCGTTATGTTGATTGTTAAGAATAACAAAGGACGCTTTTTGATAAATACAGGACTGACGACAAAAGAAAAATTTACGGGCAGAGAATTTCCAAAGAGTGAAAAGAATAGAACGGCTAAAACAAGTGCGCTTGGGCGGTACTTACTTAAAGTGGAGGAGATCTGTTTATTGAATAGCGAACTTGATAACAACAAACTTAAGGAGAAAATAAATAGTGAGGTATTTTCCAAAGGCAACGTTAAGGGGAAGACGCTTGCCCACTACATTAGGCAATATGCAAATAGCATGATTAATCGTGGAACGTCAGAGGTGTATTTAAGGACTGCACATCGTGTCATGTCGTTCGATGATTCTGCAACCTTTGAAAGTGTTGATAGGAATTGGCTTGAAAACTACAAATCACACTATAATAAAACGCTAAAGACAAATACAATATCCATTGATTTGCGTAATATACGTACTGTATTTAATAGAGCAATAGATGATGAAATCACTATTAAATATCCTTTCAGGAAGTTCAAAATAGCTTCCGAACGTGTTATTATAAGAAATCTGGACGCTAAACAAATAGCACAGTTCAGAGATTGCAAAGTTTCTTCATGGTTGGAAATTTACAGAGATTTATTCATGCTTGACTTTTACCTATGTGGTGTAAATGCGATTGACCTACTTATGTGCAAGGGTCTTACAAACGGGCGTTTTGTTGGCAAACGAGCAAAGACGGGGGCGATGATTGATTTGCCTGTAGAAAAGGAAGCGATGGATATTATAAACAAGTATAAAGGGAAAGATTATTTATTATCTCCTATGGATAATCGAAGTGATTATCGTTCGTTTGAGAGGATATGGAACGACAATCTAAAGAAAATAGGAAAGGAAGAAAAGGCAAAAGATAAAGTAGGAAAACTAAGAAAAATAATCTATCACCCACTGTTTGGCAAAGACTTTCAAATGACGACATACGTTGCTCGTTATTCCTTTGCTTCAATAGCAGCTTCTATCGGCATTGATAGAGAAACGATTGCGCTTTGCCTTAGTCATTCGTGGGCAGACGTCACAGACCATTATATCAATTATGACAGAAAGCGTGTTGATGAGGCTGTGCGCAAGGTGATAGATTACGTGAATAGTTTTAGAGAGGATAGGAGTTTATGATAAAATATTGGAGATTCTATAAATCAAAAAAAATGTTTGGTATTTACAAGGATAAAAACTTGAAGCATTACGGCTTAACCTCATTCCAGATTTTGTGCATCATGCGTAAATTCCATTTTATAGTTGAAAAGACTGATGAGGAACATAGGGATGATTTTCGCAATGCTACGGATATAAAAGATGTCACAAGGATTCTTGTTAGTACAATACATTCTATAAAAAAAGAATATCTGAGAAAGGCATACAAAGATACGCCTTTTTACATTTCAGATTATGCAAATTTTATATTAGTTATAGCCGAATATTTTAAGCAATATTCTCTTGGTAAAGACATTAGCAATAATATATGGTATGATGGGACACAAATAAAGATGGAAGATTTTGCTGGTGTAGCAAGTTATGTTTCAAAAATATCTGAAGTAGATGATAGTTTCAGATATGATATTAGGTTGATAATAAACGGAGAGCCGCAGATATTTCACAATTCTTTTAAGGCTTTGCTAAGGCTTTGCGAGATTATAGGTTTCCAAAGGGTTGGGGATACAGGCATCAAGATTTGTGGGAGAAGGTTGCTTGTAAAGCGAATAAGAAAATCACAAAAGGAACAATACATAATGATAGACAATGATTGGTATTTATACTCTGATGCCAGCATACGCCCATGCGTTAAAGTAATGAGAGAAATGATAAGTTTATTTAATAAAGATATAAGTGTAGAATGGGACATTCGTCGATATTAGAATTATAAATTCAGAAAGTAGTATCGAAATCGTTTTTTAATTTTAACACTATTAGATTTGCGAATACGAGAAACATTGTTTAACTTTGCATTGTCTAATAATTCGCAGTGGACGATGCTACGGCTCTTCCGCTTACATGGAGGAGCATTTTTTATGTTCGTCTATTTTTAAGGAACAACGATACATGCGTATCGCCCCTTGACTACATTGTAATGGTGTAGTCGTGCTCTCACTGCGAAGCATTAGACAAAGGGTAGCGGTACGCTTTCATTGTGTATCAACCCAATAGTGTTCAATCGTCTAAAAAATCGCAGAAATGGACGAAATTCAAATTTTCAAAAATCCGCAGTTTGGAGAAATCCGGACGGCAGGAAACTCCAACAATCCTATGTTTTGTTTGGCAGACGTATGTAAAGCAGTTGGTTTATCAGCAAAGGGTGTAAACCAAAGACTTAGCGATGAGGTAATTTCAAATTACCCCATCATCGACAATCTCGGAAGGACTCAACAAGCACTTTTCGTAAATGAAGACGGCTTGTACGATGTTATCCTCGACAGTCGCAAACCCGAAGCAAGGCAATTTCGCAAATGGGTGACATCCGAAGTATTACCTTCAATTCGCAAGACTGGTGGATACATTGCATCCACCCAAGACGACAGTCCAGAACTTATCATGGCACGTGCGTTGCAGGTTGCACAGGCAACAATCGACAGACACAAGCACCAGTTGGAGCAGGCAAACGAACGCATTGCGCTTCAAAGCACACAACTTAAACAACAGGCACCAAAGGTGAAGTATGTTGATGATGTGCTGCAAAGCGTGAACACCTACACAAGTACACAAATGAGCAAGGAGTTAGGCATGAAAGACGCAGACAGACTTCATAAAGCACTAAGGGAAAAGGGTGTAATGTTCAAGCAATCTGGACAATGGATGCTAACTGCAAAGTATTGCGGTCATGATTATACAAAAACACGCACGCATCAGTTTACGCGTAGTGACGGGTCCACGGGTACGAACGCTATAACGGTGTGGACAGAAAAGGGGCGTGCTTTCCTACATAATACTTTTAACATTCAAATAATTAAAGAGATTGCGTGATCATGAAACAAATCGAGTTGTGTACTAACACAGAAAACGTACTAACACTTAAACGACAAATTGAGGAAGTCTTTAAAAACATTGCAGAGTTTGTTGATAAAAACTGTGCAGATGCAGAAGCGATTAACGACCGCTTAATGGGCAGTCTTTCCGTGGCAAACGAAATCCTCGATAAGGAACTAATTGCAAGTATCAACGAAGAATTTGCATGTAGTAATTTTGAAAGAATTTGATTTTTGCGTTTTTCATTTACAAAAAGGGAACACTAATAATTGAAGTGTTCCCTTTGTTTTTACCTCTTTGTAAGCCATTCAGCCGCCTTTCTAAGGCTATCAGCCAAATGTACCTTGTCTACATTGTCCATTATCTCCAATCGCCACTGTGGGGACTTCTTTCTATAGAGGAAACACTTTGTGTTATCCTCACTATATTCTATCCCATAGGGTTGATTAAAGCACTTTGAGCCGTGATGGCGTACAACCCACTCTCCTAACTCTCGCATGATCCGTGCAAGTTCTTTGGGTGTGTGTTTAACATCTTCAAGCGGTGTTACTTTCTGTGTGTCGTTGAATTTACCATCTTCAAAGGTAACAACGATACCGTTTTCTTTATCAGTAAGCACCCACCCATTAGGGAGAGTGCTGCTCTTTTGCATTATGTATTTAGACATTTTTAAATTTATAATTTTATGTTTAATTCTTTTTCTACTTCATCTATTAACCATGTATCAGCGCACAGATCCACAACGCCTAACAAATCGTTCGTCATTGAGCCTGTGGGGTAAATGTGAGAACTAAAGCGATACTTTTTGCATTTGTAATAGTAATAACGACTTTCACTTTTGCTACTCTGTACGCAACGAGCGTTTTGAGAGATAAGATATTGCTCAAATTTCTTTATCTTATCGTACAGGCGTGTTCTTTCTGTATTCCTTTCTTCATATTCAGTCTTAAAGATGGAATACGCCTGCATTATGGGCATGTTTCCAAATTTATGGAAAAAGGCTGCGTTTGTTTTTCTTCTTTCGCATCCTTGCTTTCCAACAACCTTTGTGTAGTTGCATTTAAAGGTGTGTAATATCAGGTTTCTCATAATCTTTACAGTTGTTATGGTGTGTCTCACCTTCTAAAGTTTATAATGTCGTATCAGTCGTTAATCTCCACGGCTGATACCTATTGAGGCTAAACGGATGGGGTTATACCTGCCTGTATGGATATGTCTCTTATTCTTTTGATGTCGAGTAAAGGCTTGGTCGCTTTTTCGACCCTCAACCAATCTTCTTCACCGATTGCAGTCATGAGAGATACTACATCATCTATGTTGTTTGGATACTCGTCAATCAGTCCCTTTGTTTTGTAGGCAAGTTTTTCCAATTGTGAAGCCTTTGCCTTATCCATTCTGTCGGCAAGCGATAAAAGGCGTTTCTTTATCTCGTCTTTTGATATAGTTTTATCCTCTGCAATAGCTTGCAAGGCATTTGTAAAATCTTCAATTGCTTTCATATTTATTGTTTTTAGTTATTGCAACAAAGGTATAAGATGAACCTTTGCTGCAAAGTTATTAATTTTATTTGAAAAGCGAAAATATTCCCTTATTTAATCCTCTCGACTGACAAACATACCTATAGGACATTTCAATATTTGGTCGCCCTGCATTGGTGTGTCCTGCCATCTGTGATATATCCTCAATGCTTACCCCCGCAAGTGACAGATTCGTGACAAAGGAACGTCTCATGGTGTGTGATCCAACGAATTTCCATTTCTCGTCCGTGATAGACTTGCCACCATGAAAGACAACTACCTTCTTCCTTATTCCACACTGAAAGCATATAAACTTCAAAATCTTGCAGAAATACGATATACGGATAGATTTTACATTATCCGTGTAATCATTCGCAAGGAGAGATTTAAGCCATTTGTGTACGGGAACAATGACCTCTACGGGGTGTTTTTGTGGAACATACACAAGTACTTCCTCGTTTTCTCCATACTTTTGTATGTTTGCAAGTGTCATACGCCTGCAATCAATATTGCGTGCACCTGTAATTGCCTCTATGAGGGCTATATTCTTTACGTAACGCTCTCTTTCACTCTTAGGCTTATAATCATATATCTTCTGCAATTCGTGCTGCGTGAGGTAAATATTCTGCACTGGCACTTTCTTTGCCTTTAGTAGGTTGCCGAATGTTTCTGACTTGATAGGCTTTGTCGCACGATTACGATTAAGCACTGCTTTGAGTTCTGCACAGATTGTACGAACTGAATTTGGTGCAAGCTGAAATTCCATATCGTCCTTTAAGTCGGAAATAACATCGTCTGTAAGGTCTTCCCACTGTGGGGCATGTCCTAAGATGTTACGCAAGCGAACGAGTGTTGTAACTCTGTTCGGATGCTTCCTTATCCACGTCCACACAAATGTATGTGTGTCGGTTGGAACATCTTTCGTGATAAAGCCGTGCTTAATTGCACTGCTAAATCGTTGTTGTTGTTCTAATGTCAGTTGTTTCATATCTTATTGTTTTGGTTTATAGCTTCCTTGCAAGTCGGATTAACGTGCAAGGAATTTAGGCTATGCTATGGTAGTCCAATATCCCTCATCCCAGTTCTCGACATCCTCGGCATTTTCTCTTTCTTCTTTGAAACTTTCTTCGGACACATTTTCAAACTTTGCTCCGCATTTATCAGAGCAGCAATACTCTGTGTCAGAATAATAATACCCCTCTGTTATTATTTTGCCACATATAGGGCATAGACGGTATTCACTCTCAACATTAGCTAAATCAGAGTTGACATTTCTGATAGCTTTCTTGCTTTCTTTATCATTCATAATTCTTTTGTTTTGATTAATATTTGTACAACACACACCAATTAAGATGTGTGTTGCGTTTGGCTATCAAGCGATTGCTACATACATCCAATCAAGAGTGATTAGCTTATATCCGTAATCGCTAAAGTTTCTGTCAATGGGCTTGACGTGTATTTTGCCAAAGCATTTTTTGCAAACACACTCAACCCATACAAACATTTTGTCGTACTTATCGAAGTAAAGGAGACATACCTTATCACCAGCCTTCAACTCGTAATTTTCACGCTTTGTGTAAATTGAAGGAGGAGGTGTTTCGGAGATAAATTTTGATATTATCTCTTGTTCTTTCGCTTTCGCTTGTTCTCTTTCCCTCTCCCTTTCCTCGGCTTCTTTCTCCCACTTCAATTCCCGTTGTACTCTTTCTGCTTTCTCTTTTTCGAGTTTTTTCTTTTGTAACATTCTTGCTTCTTTCAGTTCCATACCCGAAAGATTTTCAAATAGTGCCGCAAAATTTTTCTCGTAAAAACAACAGATGTTTACATCCAAACAGATGTAACACCTAAACATATACTCGGCAACATAACATGAAACATTGCCAATGAATAGTGATTTATCTATCTTTTCAGCTTCGCTTTTATAGTCACTTACAATTTTTAAAGCATCGTCCCTATTATCTGGTAGTGGCGTTAACTTGTAAATGAAATATTCGGTAGACCTGTTACGAATAGACCAGTTGGAAACGCTATTTACAAGCGTAAACAACCTATCTTTTTTGTAACGGTCAATCGCCGTATAGCGTACACCGATAGACTTGTTTTTGTTCTGAACAATGTTCACATATCCCCCAATACGTCTAACAGACAACTCTGGGAAAATACCATGAATTGTTATCTGTGTTCCATATTTGAAGATGTCGAATTTATTGCTCACCATTTCCTCTAATTGTTCAAGGCTGCACCCGTCTTCAATCTTGTCGAGATAGTCCTGTGGAACTTTCTTGTTACAAGTGTTTAACTTGTGCTTCTTATCACATGGAGTTTTGATGTCGAAAAACTTTTCTAACTTCTTCATAATCTTTATTTGATTGGTTATTATTTTCGTACCATATTCCCAATGTCGGGAACATGGTTGCTTGGCTATTAAATAAGGCTCACCTCGTAAACTCCCTTCTTTCCTTTCTCTACAATAAAACCATTCATTATTTGCAGCATATATACTGCGTTCTTAATAAACGGCTTGTCAATGAAGACAAAGGGAACGGCTTGCCCTTTCTGAACAAGTGTAAGTTGTTCCTCCCATGAAAACTGATTTATCCAGTCCTCTACTACTGTCATGTCCTTCCATCCACCTTTTGGAGGATTGTCCATTTCGATGAAACGTTTGGGACGTATGAGAAGCTTGTCCTTCAGATCATGTGTTTTAAACCAATTGTAAACGCACTCTGTAAATCCTTCTTGGTCAAACTTCTCTTCGATGTAGCCTTTCTCTCTTAACAGTGTGGATGCTTGTACTAATTTTTTTACCATAATTCTTAAAATAGTTTTTGATTAATAATGAATGCCACCATTTAATCAAAAATGGCAGCACAATTTGGCTTAGTAGTGGTAATCAATGATTCCACCGACATAGTACGTCTGTTCGTTTCCTAACACCTGCCTTGCCCACGCCCACAGTGGCATTAGGTATCCGAACTCTTCATCGTAGATGTAGAAAGCACAGAAACACGCTCCACTTGCTACTTCCTTCATCTTCCAGAGGTTAAATTCCTCGGCGACCTCAACGGCTTTTTCTCTCCAGTCAGAGAGAAATGTTTCATCTTTACCGACAGTGATTTTCTCACCGTCCAGAGTGAACCCGATTTTATCAAGCTGCTCTTTTAGCCAATCAAGTTCTACCCCTCGTGAAGAATCAGGCTCCATAACGTAGTCTGCTCCGTCTATCTCGTGAAGACTTTCTTCGATTTCTAAGCTTGATGAGTTTAAACGCTCGTTTTCCTCAACTCTTTCCTTGCTTACTTGAATAATTCTTGAATGTGACATATCTTAAAATATTAATTGGTTAATAATCGTGGTAAAAAATGGCAGCGCATTTCACAACGAACCACCATTAAACCTATTATGACTGCGCACACGGTGTAAACAAATACACCATGTACAATTTGGCTTCATTTAGAAAAGAAGAAGTTATACATTATCCTCCGTCCTGTAGGATCTGAAACTCTGCACGATGATATATTTTCATCAGTGCTATCAGTGAAGGGAGATATATAAGCTTCTATCCTTTGAAAAATCTCATCTGAAACACCCTTGTCAATCACACTTATTTCAAGCCAATTAGCTTTCGTGTTGTACGTTATCTTTGTTGCAACGTCAAGGCAGAAGCCTAAAACGGACACTGTATGTTTATGTACATTGTCAACGCACTGACCTTCAAAGATGTCATAAACAAAATCTGTGATAACATTTTTGTCATCAAGATTTGCAGGAATCAATTCTTTCATATCTTTTTATTTTACTTGGTTAATAGAGTAGGGAGAGTGCGCAAACACCGACCCTACATCGTGGCTTATTTCTGATTATTCACAACCATGTCAAAAACATCAAATGTAATGTGGCATGTTTCCTGTCGCTTCACTTGTTCGTGAAGTTCCTTTCCTATCGTCTCGGATAGCTTGCGTAAATTGTCCAGACTATCCATAAGCGTTTTATTTTCCATATTCTATTAATATTTGGTTTATCGAACCCACACGGAGAATATTTCACCCCGTGTGGGCAAGCGGTTAATCTGTAAAGCATTTAAGCCTTTACACGTCTTCTCAAAATCTCCAAATCTTTGCGCTTTGGATATTCTTCATTTTTCGTAACGTCAATTAATGGCATGTCGTCAATTGTTTTCGTCCACTTTTTGCCCGTCTTTGGACTTTGGTATGTAACCTTATAATGTCCGTAACCTGCAAACAAAAATGTAAAATCTGATTTCTCGATTTTCGTACTCATAATCTCTTTATTTAATTGGTTAATAATGTAGCTATGCACGAAACAAATCGCACATAGCATGAGTTTAGCAATAATAAAACAGAGCTAAAACACGCCCAATGATAGCGTATAAATTGCCCGTTTCCATACCACGAAGCAAAGCACCATTTATGCCGTAAACTCCGCTTGAATAACGGATCTGTTTTACACTCTCTGTTATTTGCTTGCTTTCTGTCACGTTTTCCGCAGAACCATCACGTACAAGGCTGCGTAACTCTTTTAATGTTATTTTATCCATAATTCCTAATATTTATTGGTTATTATCGTACTCCCACGTGAAATAAACCACGTGAGAGAATTTCGGCTTAACGGTTTTCGTGCTCAAAATCTGAATACCAATTTGCGACTTCCTCCAGAGCAAACCACGCAAAAACGTTGTATATAAAGTCCAAATCTGAATTGTACCGACCATACAACGCCCGCCCGACTTCATCCTCTGAAAAATCGCCATCCTTGATACCTCCAAATGACATCACCATTTGAAGCGTATTTTCACCAAGTTCAAACGCTAAATCATTCAAACGCTCGGTGATAATCTTACGATTTCGTCTCCAGAATTCAACAGTTTCAGAATAATAAATGAAACCTCCAAAACCTCCAGCGGCTCCACACGGAGAACTTGAAACGTTTCTCATTTCGTCTTGGAAATCGCTCCAATCTCTACCTGTTTGACGCTTTACCGCTTTAATTAACTTTCCGTTTGTATTTGTGAACTCAACGAAATCTTTCAATCTTAACTTTGCCATAATCTTAAAACTTTATTTGATTAATAATAGAACCGCCTCGAATTATCGTACTCGAAGCGGTTAATTTTGGCTTCATGCAGTATAATCATAGCCTACACCGCAATAATGATAATTACCATTGGGTAATTTTACCAATCCTCTATAAATCGTACAAAGCTTCACCTTTCGTGCCTCCATACTATTATAAAGGGCGTGAATCTGTTTTGCTGCATCAATTCGTTTCATATGTCATTCTTAATTTGGTTTATAATGCCATTGCAGCACGCATTTATCGTACTACAACGAATTTTAGGCAATGTGAACAACGCAAACATTATCACGCACGGAAATAATTTCAACGTGAAAATAAATCGCTTGTAATTCTGCTATCCTTTCATCCAACACACGGAGACAAGGAAATTTTATCGTCTTACTCATAATTCAAAAATTTTATTGGTTTTATTCGCACCGTCTGACATCATTACGACATCAGGCAGCATTTGGCATCAAAGCATATTTTCAAGCCTTAATATTTCGTGGTAATAATTACGAATAAATTTACTTCCGCTTTCAGTTCTGCAAAGCTTCTGAAGCATGCAGCAATATACCACACATAACAGAACGCATAACAATGAACCACAGAAAAGCAGCATAACAGGCATAAACAATACATACGCAATCAAATGTAATTTAATTCGCTTCATAATCTTAATATTTTATTGGTTATAAATGTAGATGGCACAAAAATAAATTCATGCCATCCGATTAGCCATGGTTTTTGCTTTCACTTCTGTTATCTTATTGTTTCGTTTTCGCTTCATGGAAAACAAAAACCATATTATTTAACGCATAATTGCGGCGGTCTTTTCAGTGTGTCCGCATAACAACAACGGCAATTTTATTTTTGTTGATGATAGGTTTATTTATTGCGCTTTCCCTATCCGTGTTTTTGGAAACCACCCCAACGCACACGACACGAAGCGTAATTTAAGAATATGATTTGTATCATACGTTATTTTTGTTATCTGATCCCATATTTGATTAAATAAAAAATACATTCCATAAAATCACAAAATCAAATATGGATAACAAAAACAACAATTTCAAAGAATTTCACACCGTCCACCGTCTCCACGGTTTTACGGACGTGTCCACATCTTTTCAGATGTGCGTTAAAAATGTGCGCCTTGTCCAATTCGCACGGACTGCAAAATCTGCAATTCTAAAAATATAAAGCGCAAAATTACCCACCCAAATTTGATTGGGTGGGTAAAATCATTTGCAACAACATTTAAAAGGGTTCGTTTGTATGTTCCTTTTTCATTACAACCCTAAATCATTTAAATACTCATCGTATAAACGGTGTAGGGTGTCTTTCTTCTGCTTGTCAGTCATTGACATATTAGCAATAATTTGTAAACTTGTCTCCATGTCGTTTAACCGTTGCTTTGTGTCGCTTGACTCGCAAAATTGGTCAAATGTTAGACGCTTTGCCATTTTTTTAGCCAAAATGCGTTTAGCGTCCTCAATTTTTATAACGGATTTAATAACGTTTAAAACGTTCGCTTTGTTAACCTTTCCATTTGGGGAACGGTAAAAAGATTTTTTGCCTACCTTAATAGGTGCGAACGTATCATTTTCAACCGTTTTAACATCCGTGAAAGAGTATGCGAAGTTGTCCGTATCTTCCATTATTTGTTTAAGACCACCAAAATTTTTAATGTCCTTGAAAATCTCGCTAATAATAGCCTTTACTTCTTCATTACTTACTAACTGGATAGCCTTAACTTGTTTTGTTTCGTTTACTGAATTTGTCATAATAAGTGCACCTTTTCCACACGGAGAGCAAAGGGGCAAAAGCTTTAATATAAAATTAAATGTATTATAAACTATCAACACGGAGCACACAGGAAGCATGCAGCATGTTATGTCAGATTTACAAAACCCTTTTTGTTGTTGCAATAAGTCAAAGAGGATAAAGGGGCTTTTTTAAACATCCGTTTTACTTGTCCTTTCTTTATCTACTACAAAGGTACTACAATTATTTGAATATAACAAACAAAATAATACTTTAACACACTTGTAAAACGTTGTAAATCAATAAGTTATAAACTTTTTTCAGTGTAATAATATGCAAAACAACGCATACTTTAACCATATTTCACATATAAGCGTAAATTTATTGCAAAGAAACGTTAATATTTTAACAATTATCACTACCTTTGTAGATAACATAAATATACAACCAAGTGCATGAATATACAAATAGAAACAGAAACAAAAAGACAAGGAGAAAGAGAAGGAGAAGGGGAGGAGAAGGGGAGGAGTGACAAAAGTTAAAATTTTAACACTTCGGGGAGGTCGAGAGTAAGCAAAAAGCGTACCAATTTTGTTTGTTATATGTAGTAACAAACACCCACCCACCCCTTTGTAACGCTTGTAAACAAGGCGTAGTAACCCTACTTAAAATTTTTTCTTTCCCAAAATTTTTTCTTTCTTAATTTTTGTTTCAAGTGTTTCTTATTGTTAAAACCATAAAAAAGCGAAAAACGGTCAATTTTAATGAATGTATATTTATCCATCATTGCTAATTGTTAAATGATATTAATTATCCCCTTATTACTACATATATAGTGTAGTATATGTATATTTATTCTTATCTTTGTGTTATGTAACTTTGGTTGTTTTGATTTAAAGGGGGTCAAATGGCGGTTTTTCGCTAAAAAACGTGTCCTTAAACCCTCTTAATCAACGAGTAACGACAGTGTATATAGGCTTAAAAAATCCTACACAAATATACACGAAAACTCGAAAACGTACACACATGGTGTATAAAAGGCTATATTTTATGACAGACGGAGATAAATTAGACATCATTTACGCTTCATTATTGGAGCAATCGAGGAATCCCAAATATGCGTTTGGTTCATTGCGTGTAAATTGGGGTTATACGAACAGTCCATCGTATAATGACAACAAATCACGTTTTGACCAGTCGATGGAGATGTTTGCACGTGATTGTGGTTTACGTTATTATAATGGGAACTACTATTTCTATAATGGCAAGATATACGACATTGTATCAACAGAGGTTGTTGAAATGGCGTATGAAACGTTGTTGCGTGATTTATGTTTAGCACCGATGATGCACAAACCGATTATCCGCCGTGAGGGTTTCATGCGTACGGTTGCGTTTCGCAATTCGTTTGTTCCTCGTTTGGATTTGATTGGTTTTGAAAATGGCGTATTGGATTTAAGCAATCCGAAGAATGCGTCATTTGTTCCGTTTTCCCCCGAATTGCCGATTACATATTATCGTCCGTATCGTTATGACGAGAATGCGAAATGCGACCGTTGGCAGTTCTTTCTGCGTGAGGTATTGCCTGATAAGACATCACGAACGATATTGCAGATGTTCTTGGGATTGGGCTTAACGCAACGCAATGTGGCGTTTTCCGAAAGCTGGCGTCATAATGCGGGGAAGGTTGAGTTGTGTCTATTATTGATTGGTGGCGGAGCGAATGGCAAGAGTGTTATCTTTGATGTCATGCGTGCGTTATTTGGTGATGCGAAAATCAGCAAATTGGATTATTCGACATTAACCGCAGGTGGTGATGAGGGATTGCGTGGTCGTTTGCCGATTCGTGGAATGACATTCAATTGGTCAAGTGATAGCAATCCTCGTAAATTCGGTGGAAGCAAAAGCGAGCAGAATTTGTTTAAGCAGATTGTATCTGGTGAGCCTGTTCCCGTTCGTGGAATTGGTCGAAACATTGAAATGTGCGATGAGGTGCCGTATCTGATATTCAATATGAATGCACTTCCGAATATTGATGATGATTCAAATGGAATGGTAAGGCGATTGCAGATTATCCCATTTGACATAACGGTGCCGTTATCAAAACGTGATCCGAACTTATCGGCAAAAATCATTCAAAATGAATTGCCGGGAATATTCAATTGGGTGATGCGTGGAACAAAGGAGTTATTCCGCCGTAAATTCCGTTTTCCCGATGCCGAGGGAAGCCGAATGGCAATGCTCAAAACCCTTATCACACGTTCTCCTATCATTGCGTGGGTTAAAACATATAATATCCGTTGCGATAAGGAAGCACCGAACGAGGTTCCCGTTCACATATTGGGAAATGACCTTTATGCAGCGTTTGTTCGTTTCTGTAAGGATAATGATGTTGATGAAACGCTTATTCCAACATCAAATCGTTTTGGTCGTGATATGCGTGATAAGCTTAATTTCTTCAAGAAGCGCACGGGAAGCGGTGTTTATTATGAGGTGTATGGAATCACGCTTGACAGGTTGAAGCAGCCTGTATTTGTTACGGATATTCAGGAAATCGAGGGTGAAGCGGATGATGACAATGAATCATTCATTAAGGATAATGACTAAAATGGGAAAGGATTGGACAGGAAATAAAGAGGGTCTTTTCAGCATGCTTGGTGCGAGCAATCATTGTGAGCATGAAAGAGAACCCAATGAGTACTACGCCACCCAGCCAAAAGCCGTTGAGTTATTGATGGACTTGGAATCGTTTGATAAGAATATCTTGGAGCCTTCATGTGGTGAGGGACATATATCGGATGTTTTGAAATCGCATGGCTATAATGTTGTAAGCCGTGATTTGATTAATCGTGGATATGGCGATGTTGCTGATTTCCTTTCCGATGACAATGTTGCGTGGAATGGTGATATTATTACAAATCCTCCATATAAATACGCACAGGAATTTGTAGAGAAGGCATTACAGATAATTCCCGATGGTCATAAGGTTGCAATGTTCTTAAAGGTTCAGTTCTTAGAGGGCAAGCGCAGACGGAAGATGTTTGATATTACACCACCGAAGCGTATATGGGTCAGCAGTTCGCGTCTAAAGTGCGCAATGAATGGCGAATTTGATAAAACGGCAAGCAGTGCAGCATCTTATGCGTGGTTTGTTTGGGAGAAGGGTTTTCATGGCGACACAATCGTCAAATGGTTCAATTAAATAATGGTTTTTCATATGATAAATGAAACGGACTTGAAGATTGAAAAGATGTCGATGCTTAAACGCATTGGTGAAGTCGTCAAGGACTTTGTTAATAAAACGGGATATGACAACGTGAGCATTGGTGCAACGTGTTGTGATGGTGAGTTTATGGCAGATGATGGTAAAATGCACGAGGGACTTCATATTGAGTTCACGTGTGATTATTATAATCCAGAATGGGACGAGGAAGATGGTGAGTAGATTTTTCGAGGTCATTGACCGGACATACGGCAAGCAGATGATTAACCTTGATAATGTTGAGATATTATCCGAAAAGTCATACGAGGTTGTTATGACGGGTGGAAAGCGTTTCAAGATCATCAAGGAGAGTTTTGACGTCTTGCTTAATGAACTTAAAAAGCCATATTCTGATGCTACGGCAGAGAAGATGTGCCAATTGCAGAATGATTTGACTGTTGCAAAGCAGGCGATTGAAAATATCTATGTTGCCCTTCTTGATTCAACCATTACGCCATCGACACTTGGAAAGGTAAATGACGATGCTCTTGACGGAATATTGTCAAGTTGTTATACAGAAATTAAGAAACTTCAAAACAGATAAAAGATGAGTAGATTAGAAGACCCAACTGTACGACATCTTCATTATATAGATGTGCTTAGGTATGATATGCCCCTCTATATAAATAGAGAAATAACTCCAGAGTATATAGATATCTTTAACTTCTTTACATTCTGTGGCGGTCGTGCAGAGTGTGAAATGTATGATCATCATATGTCTATTGGATGTATCGAAGATTATATTAGATTTTACTATGATGCTATTTCTATACAGTATCATATTGATAATACGAGATACTATCCGTTGCGCTATGGTGATAAAGACGTGTTCCTTGTTGACGAGCGTACCTACAACTCTATTAGTAAGAAGTGGTCTAAGTGGGATGATTTAGACAGAAAGCAAAGAGAATTTTTCAACAGATAAAATATGGCGGATTATTCAGAAATGATGCGTGGTTTCACGCAGTTTATGGACGAGTTAGAGCGGAAGCTGTATCAAGCAAAAGATAGCATTCAGGCTCCTGATGAAATTGACTTGTACAACTTCTTTGAGAAGTGTGGTGGTCGTGCTTTTTGTGTTTTTGAAGATTTTCGATTCACGCCATTTGGACCAAGGCATGATTATAACTGCCAATCGCTCCGCCAATATCTTTCGTTGTATGATTATTGTTCACAAATCAAATATTATATTGGGACAAAACGCTATTATTCAATCGAATTTAAGGATAGAGGTACGTTCCTTGTGAGTGAGAAACGTTATAACGAACTTAATAGACATAAAGCAAAGAAAGGATAATGATTATGGAAAAGATTATTGAACTTAAAATTCTTACAACGTCAATGGGGACGACTGAGACAAGTCCAATGATGTTGGATATTTCGCAGGTGTCTGCGGTTTTGTGCAATCACGGGATGTATCGTGTTTATATCGGGTCCACCCGTTTTGATTTGACGGAGGATAGCTATAACAAGCTATGCTCTGCTCTTAAGGACTATAAAGAGCCTTCCGAATCTATCCTCTGTAATTTGCAACATGACCATACGTGGATCAAGCAGGGACTGTATAACCTTATAAAGATGGTGGAGGAGGGTAGCCTAAGTTATCGTCCCGCTATTCTGCTTTCATGCCACGACAAGGATTTGGAAGCTGGTTGGGGTGTCCTCCATCGGCGCATTTGCGGCATGCGTGGTCGCATTATTGATTTGGAAAAAGAAGTGAAACGTATGACCGAATCAAAGAAAGGGCAATAACGACATGTATGTAGTTCAGAGAACAGATTTATTCAATTTCCGTGATGAGTTTGCGTCAAGCCACCCACGAGTAGCCTTTGAGTGCATGAAGGGGTTGGAGAAGTGTCATGGAAGGGTGTTTAGAATCATAAAACAATAACATTGTATGAAAGCAAGGAAAATAAAAAGGCTTAGGGGGAAAATTGCGAAGAATGGCTATTTCCTTTCAAGATATAAAGATTTGGCAGAACGAGTTGAACGTTGGAAACGTTTTTACGACTTTAAGTGCAACAGATTCTTTGTCGGTAGTGAGTTGGAAGAATATAACACACAGATATACGAGGCGAATGCACCAAGAGTTAAACGAAAAGCAGCTTGGTATAAAAACGTTTGGATTTAATGAAATCTGACCTATATAGGTGTGCCCCAATCGTCTAATGATGGTTACAAAGGTAATGTTTTATTAAACAATAAATATGCTTCAAGAGTTCAAGAACGACATATACTCTCGCAAATTGTGGATAGCAACAAGTTGGGAAGATGTTAAAGACAAATTTACAACTTACGGAGGCTATGATTTTAAGAAATCAGAAGACGCATACGCTACTACCTATCCACAGATGATTCGCAAGAAGACTGGAAAATATGGAGTACTGATAGTCTTTTATGACTGCGCTAAACTCTGTGGAAGCAGGATTGTTGAGAATATCGCCCACGAAAGCCTGCATGCAGCAAATGCCATTTTTAATGAGATTGGAGTTGAATATAGTCTGACACACGATGAGCATGCTGCATATATGGTAGGCTGGGTGGCGAGGTGTTGTTGGAAAGTATTACAGAAAGAGATTTATAAATAAAAACAGATAGATTATGAAACGAGAATTTAAGTTTGAGGTAGGTCAATGTGTAAAGATTGCAGAGGAAATATTGAGGGCAAATAAGGACTTGCCCAAATACCCTTGTAAAATCACCTATCGATTCTTTGACGGAAAGGAGATTTCTTACATCGTCTGTGATGATAAAGGAAACGAAATACCTTTCATTGAGAAAGATTTAGTGCCATACACTAATGATAGCAATGATTGTGGCACTATTCTGGAGATGCAAAAGGAGATTCTTGCTTTACAACAACGTATAACGAACCTTGAATTTGAGGTTAGTAAAGCAAACCGAGAATATAAAGCTTTTTCATTACCAGGAAGTGTAAAGTTAGAGGAGGCGATAGAGTAACTGTTAGCAGAAAATCCAGAAGGTGAGCAATAAAACAAATTAAACAACAAGCTAAACAAAGAATATGAAGAAGTACATTGGAACAAAAGAAGTGAGTGCCACCCCTGCGTGGCGGATAGATGGCAAGGTTTATCCCAAAGATGGACCAGTACCACGTTCTATGAACCGTGAAGATGGCTATAAGGTTGTCTATGAAGACGGCTACGAGAGTTGGTCGCCAAAGGACGTGTTTGAAAAGTCTTACAAGGTTGCTGACACATTTCTTGACAGATTGCATATTGAGCAAAAAGATGTGATGAGTAAGTATCATGCGTGTGACGCTTTTATCAACTCTGATAAGTTCAGAGAAATAGTAAAGGACGACTATGCCGCTTTCTTACTTTCGTTCCAGAGAGAACTTTTGTGGTATTACATGGGTACACTCGGCAACAGAATGGCTCTCGCACAACAACTTAATTGCAGTGATTTCTTCACATATAAACCTATCAGTATAGCTATCCATGCTATGAATTTAGGTTATGCTGTAAGAAGAAGCCATTGGGATAATAAGAATTTGGTTGTAATTAAGCAAGTTCCTGCTCACGTTGAAGGTGACATTATTCCCAAGATGCAATCGCTCTCTAATCAGGCAAAGGGCTTGATTGAAAATGGGAAGAATTGTATAGATTATAAAGACCAATGCCTTCTTTATAATAGAGAAACAGGTGAAGCGACAAGTTGGAGTCCGTCTACGGAGGATTTATTCGCAAAAGATTGGAGAATTGTATTCGAGTAACTTTACAACTACATTATAAAAACAAAACAATTATGGCAGCAACAAAAGAAGAGTTGGCAGTATATCTGTCGGAGAAGAGTGGCGAAACGATAACACGTTCAAAACAATTCATTGACGATTTCGTTGACGTGATGGCGGATGTCCTTTCATGTGGCAAGGAAATCAATCTCCGTGATAGCTTTAGGCTAAAGGTCATTGAACGCAAACCGAAGAAGGCGTATGATTTCACGAACAAGACAACGATTGACGTGCCTGCAAAAAAGGTATTGAAACTCGTTGCAGGTAAGGACTTTGAAGAAAGGGTATTGGGATGCAGGAAGTAAAGATTGTGCTTGAAGGCGGTGTTTTGCCAGAGAAAGCAACAGAAGGTGCTGCGTGTTATGACCTATTTGCTCCGGAGGATTTTAAGTTGGTGCATGGGCGGCAGGTATTGCCACTCGGTTTCCGAATGCAGTTACCGAAGAATATGGCAGCCATTGTAAAATCAAGAAGCGGTTTCTCGTCAAAAGGTATCGAGGTGATGTACGAGCAGTTGTGCGAGTTATACAAAAAGCGTCTTGACGCAGATGTGTTGCTTGGTACAATAGATAGTGATTATACTGGCGTTGTAGGTGTTATTATTGATGTTCATGATGAGTTAGTGTCACACACGTTCATCGCAAAGGGAACTCGCATTGCACAGATGCAGTTTGTTGAAGTACCTGAAACGGAGTTCAAGCAGGTTGATAGCCTTGATGAAACGGAGCGTGGCGATGGCGGCTTTGGTCATACGGGTGCAAAGGAGATTGTTAAACAGAGTGGAAAGCCGAAGAAGAAAGCAGGCAGACCACGTAAAAAGTAAAGTGTTATGGATAAGGTTAAGTGTAATATTGAGGTTGACGTAGATAAGGGTTTATTCTATGCCATATCAGCATTAAGCGGACTTCCATTGAGTGAAGATACCCTTGACGCAATAATGAAGGGAGATTCTTACAGTATAAGTATTTCCGACTTGGAGATACCAAAGGATCAGCGGAATGCACTTTCACTTGCTATGGCAGCAATTCTATTAGGGAAACAGTTGGAGAAAGAGGAAAAGAAGAAAGGAGGAAAGTGATATGGCAAAGATACTAATTGGGATTGACCCAGGACGTGCAGGCGGCTTGGTGTCGCTTGACGAAAACGGCAAAGCATTGCAGGTCGTAAAGATGCCCGAAACAATGGGTGATATTTTGCAGTTCTTTCAGCAGTACTCTAATGACGATGCCGTGTGTTATCTGGAGAGGGTTCATGCACGTCCCGGTGATGGAGCAGCGAGTATGTTCAAATTCGGTCAAGGATTTGGTTGGCTTCAAATGGCATTGTTGGCAGCAAGGGTGAAGACCGTTGAGGTTTTGCCAAACACATGGATGCGTGGTCTTGGTATAAAGTCAAAGAAGAAGGACGAAACAAAGACCGCATACAAGAATCGTCTGAAATTCGTTGCCGAGCAGTTGTTCCCAGAACAAAGGGTGACACTCTGGAATGCAGATGCTTTGTTAATCGCTCATGCTCTCTATGTTGCAGATAAAAAAGGAGAGATTAGTGCAAACTTGGAGGGTTGATTATGGCGGCAGAGAACGTAAATCACCCCTCACATTACAATCACGGCAAGTTAGAGTGTATTGATATTATGGAGGATGTGTTTGGTCTTGACGAAACAAAAGCCTTCTGCAAACTCAATGCGTTCAAATATTTGGTGAGAGCCGAACTGAAGGGTAAAGAGGTGGAAGATATTGACAAGGCTATTTGGTACTTGCAAAAACATCAAGAACTTGCCAAAAGACGTGAAACAAACAAAATCATTGATAATGTTTAAGCAATGGAACAGAAAGGATTAGAATTGGGTAAAATCTACCATGCAGGTAATTTTATCATCAAGAAGTTTACACGCACGCTGACAAAGAAGCAGATGCTTCAATTGCGTGATGCAATGAATATTCCACGTGATGTTCAGAAACGTTTGGAACGAAACGGCATGCAGTTTATCAAAGCATCAACCATTAGTGGCTCATGGAGCGTTGAATGGGTGTTTGGCATGTCGTTCTTTAAGGCGATTGACGAGATACCTGTAAACGAAAATGGAGAGTTCTACGGGACCGCACTTGATAATCTCACGATGATACTCACGTGCATGTTTGCCGATACGTCAGTCGTTGGTGATATGGAGTACATGGCAGAGAAACAGAAACTCATGCATAAGTATTTCGACCGTAAAGCGAATAAGGGAGAAATGACAGAGGAGGAAATTAAAGAGAGTGAGAAAGCCGCCGATGAGGTTCTCAAAAATGAGGAACACAAGGCGACATTAATAAACATTTCAAAGGAGGTGGAAAATGGAAGCAATGAATAGAGTAATTGACGAGTTGCAGGACTATGTAAAGCTGCAAGATGCACTTTTCGTTATCGAACAGACATTGGAAACAGGTGAGGTTCCTGCAATCACGCCAACGTTTCACGACAGTGCGATTGCTTATGAATTGGAGAAGATCCTCAATATGATTGACGGATTAACCAACAAGAAGTAATCAGACAAAACAAAATTGGAGAGCCGTTCTCTCGAATGACTCTCCTTATTTACCAATAAAATTTAAGAATTATGTACGAATCAAGATAACACCGTGTGTAACGGAGATTTCGTCTACGTACAAAATCAAATTTGATTGCAAATATAAGGCTTTCACTCCTATTCTCATCTTAATTTGTGTTAAAAACGATGATGCTTCAAAAAATATGTAGTAAACATTTGGTGCTACATAAAATATGTAGTATCTTTGTGGAACAAAAGTTCTATCTCCCGCGCGCAAAGGACAAGGCTTATAAGATACTTCATATCTAATTTAATATAAGACGAGGTTGTTAAACGGAAGCACGGGTTCGTTTAATGACCTCAACTTTTTTGAGGACAGATGAAATACATTAGAAGGTCATTGATAATTGAATGTTTCGGCAACAAGGAATTGCTGAAAGCACTCGCAATGGCGTATCTAATTAAACATCGTACAAAGTCCTCAAACGTTCATCATTACTCAATTAATCTTATTCACTCTATCACAGGTATTCATGCCACGACAATCAGAAAGAGATTACAGACATTGAATGAATATGGACTTATTCTTATTGAAAAGGATAATCTCATCATTCGTTCAACCGTCAGTAAGCACTCAAAGAGAAACATGAATATCGGTCGAATGGATTTCACAAACGCAAAGACTGTTGAGAGGTCATTGCAGGCGTTGCAGGTCGTTTTCATGCAACAACGTAAGGATTTCTGTAAGCATACTATTCACAACGCTCACAACGGCTCTAATCCAAAAAAGATTAAAGCTGCGAGAAAAGCATGTCGGAAGTATGGTTTTGGAGATAAATACGTTGAACGTGGATTATCGTATGCAACAATAGCAAAGAAACTCGGTCTGTCTGTTACAACAGTGTTCAGTGTAGTTAAACATGGAGTCATAAGAAAGTACTTTAAGAAATTTACTCATTTCGTAGGTACTTTCCTTAAAGGTGTATGTAGGATGGATATTCAAGGATACACATTCACAACAATAAACTACGGATTCCAAGTACAAGCTAACACTTACAAGGTTGGTTGTAGATGGACGTAGTATAGCATGGTAATATATAGATTATAAAAAATGAAGACTAAAAAATAGGAGGTGCAAATGAAAACAAATCAAGTAATGACACGTCCAATGGGACAGTTTACAGTTGAACAAAGGACGAAAGACGGTTTCTTTGATGGTGCTAATTTGCTTCACCAATGGAATGGCGTTGAAGGTAATCCACGTAGAAGAATGTCAGAGTTCCTTGAAAGCCCAAAGGTTAAAGAGTTTTTGAATGCTCTTGCCGAGGATGAAAGCCATAGGCGAAAAATCGACATTGCTGAAAATCAGTTACTTACAAAGGTATCTGGTAAGTTGACGAAATATGGAAAAACACAAGATAAAGTATGGATGAATCCTATTTTATTCTTAAAGTTTGCTATGTGGATAAACCCTCGATTTGAAGTGCAAGTTATCCGTTTTGTTTATAATAATATGATTGAGTATAGAAACGAAGCTGGCGATGCTTATAAAGAATTATGCGCTGCTCTATCTAAAATAGTTGGTAAGGGTTTTCTTCGTGTTGCCATTTCAAATATAGCCAAAGCTATTAATTGGGTAGTATTTAATAATCATGAGGCAATGATTAGAAACAAAGAAGGTATTGAAGATAAAATGAAAGAGTTATTCAGCGCAGAAAAGACAGTTGCAATGCTTATCAACGATGGTTTTCTATCTTCTTATGAGGGAGTGGTAAAGTATCTTCGCAAGAAGTGGAGTGAAAAATGGGCACCAAAAGTACTCACGAGTAAATAAGCTATATGAGACGTATATACTTTGAGAATTGGCTTTTAACGAAACTTGGATTCCGATTGATAGACGAGGAACAGGGAGTAAGGACATACGCAAAATACGATGGTGAAGTCTGCGGCTATCCTATAAGCCTTATGGAAGTAGCAACATCAATGCGCTTCATCCATATTACACTTAAACTTGACAAAAAACATTGGACGTTCTGGAAGGCATCGTGGATAAGGAGTGAAATATCGAAGGCAGAAGATGTTGAAGCTATATTCAAGGTGTTTTTCAAAGAGAACAGAAAAGAAATTAACAAATATCTAAAAGTTGTAGAAAAATGAAGAATGAAACAAAATTAAAAAAGGTGATTGCGTTTTTGGAAGAAAACAACATCAAGTATAGACAACGTAAGAACGTATGGGACGGTCACAGTGATATTTTCTTGCCCGACACGAGGGTTGCTATCAAAATTGATGGAGAAGATAGGGAACGCTTTTACAAAACGCACAAGGGTAGAAGCTATCCGGTGTTTATCCGTGATGAAGATTCTCCAAAGTTCGTGTTGGAGAAGATCCAAAATACAATCGTCAAGTCAATGATGAAAGAGCAGGAATTGTTGATGCGCAAGAAACAAAAAGAAGAAAACAGACGCATTAACGCAGAGCAGATGAAGTTGTGTGCTGAAAGAAAAGCCGCAAAGGCTGCAATGGAAGCAAGGAAGGCTGCAAGGAGAGGGGATAGAAGATATGGCACTAAGTGAAAAAGAACGAAGCATATTATTCGCAAGCAAACGGGCGCAGGCGCAGATTAACGCTGCCGACCATGTGACAAATATCCTTTGGAAGATGGCTGAAAATATTGTTAAGGCAGCGAGGAAATACAGACCTTACTATCAAAGTAAAACAATGTCTAATGTTGCTCAATACGAAAAGGAAGCACGTGAGATTGCTGCCAACGCAGAGAAAGCTATTGAGAAGTACGTTGAAGCCTATTCGCAAGCAGGTGGCAGAGTGTTGAGGATTGACACCGAAGAACTTGTAAGCAACTACCTAAAGCAGGAAGTGTTTGGTAAGACGTATATGCAACGCAATAGCGAGTATCTAAGCGACTTTGCAGAGGATATAGTGAAATTGGTCAAAGCAGGTGTTACTTTGCGTTATGACGAAAAGAGAATCATCAATGCAGTACGCAGTTCATATAAGGACCCGTACACTCGCTCGTTAATGTCGAAAGCAGCAAAAGCTGAAAATAAGGCAGTAGAAATTCCACACCGAGGAAAAGGTATTTACGCAGCATCATATGAGAATATTATAAGAAATGTGCAGAATACTATAAACCTATCGTGGGGGCACATTGAGATTGAGTATGGAAAATCGGTAGGAGCCGTGGGGTATCGGACGTATCGCAACTCGTCTTTCCCATGTGATATTTGTGACACTATTGCAAGTGTACCTCATAAAATGAGCGAGGGCATGCTTATCCCATCGCACCATCGTTGCGTCTGTGGGGTTAAATTCATTTTTGATAATAAAGAACTTTAAAAACAATAAAATTATGGAAATTAAAAATTCAGAGAAAGTATTACGTATGTTGAAGATGAAGTCAAACATCGAAAATCTGCTCAACTACATCAATGAGCATGAGGATTGCACCGTCATCGTGTCCGCAAAGGCAAAGAACTTGAAAAACAAGTTCGTTTTCCTTGACGCAGAAGGTGTTGACGAGTTGTTAGGACTTCTGGACTCAATGTCGGAACGATTCGACACTAAACTAAAAGAGTTGTAAACAACAAATTAACTTAGAGAACGCTTGCAAGTATATGTTTTTATTCGTATATTTGCAGCGTTCAACAAATATCAGTGGATGAAGCAACGGCTCTTCCATTATACGGACGAGCATTTTTTATGCTCGTTAAAATTGAGGAAATAAAAACATAGGCGTATCGCCCCTTGGTTGCATTGTAATGATGCAACCGTGCTTTCACTGATAGGCATTGAACAAAGGGTAGCGATACGCTTTATTCGTGTATCAACCCAACAAAGTTTAATCGTTCAAAAATATCAGTAACATGGACGAAGTAAAGGTTTTTAGCTACAATAGTAGCAGTATTTCTTTCTTCAGCGGAAAGGATGTTATGGTTAATGCCACTGAAATGGCAAAAACTTTTGATAAGCGTCCTGCAAAGTGGTTAGAATTACCATCTACAAAAGAGTTCTTGGCAGCTTTGACCGCTATCCGAAAATCGGACACCGCTCTAATTCAGACAAATAGCGGTGGTATCAATGGCGGTGGCGGCACATGGATGCACGAGGATGTAGCGTTGGAGTTCGCTCGTTGGTTAAGTCCCGCTTTTGCGATTTGGTGCAATGACAGAATTAAAGAATTATTGAAATATGGTATGACCGCAACGCAACCCACGCTTGAAGAAATGGTGGATAACCCAGATTTGGTTATCAAACTCGCTACACAACTTAAACACGAACGTGAGGAAAAGGTACGACTTGCGGAGGAAAATGCTGCCAAAACAAGAGAAATAGAAGAAGCGAAGCCTTCAGTGATATTCACAAATGCAGTAAAGGGTTCGGATTCATCCTGCCTTGTGGGTGAACTTGCAAAGTTGATAAAACAGAATGGATACGACATCGGTGAGAAACGACTATTCAAGTTCCTACGAGAAAACGGTTATCTTGGCAGTCATGGTGAGAGATACAATATACCAAATCAACGATGGGCGCATTTGTTTGAATTGAAGAAGGGTGTGCGGAGCGGCAATAATGGTGTGATGTACACTACGATTACAACAAAGGTGAACGGAGAAGGTCAAGTGTATTTTATTAACCTTTTTGCTAATAAAATAACTAAGGGAATTGCGGTGTAAATTAATAGACGCTTTTGTTAGACATGAAAAGGGGAACATTTTAAGTGTCCCCTTTTTTATGCTTATTTCTTCTGATTCATCGCTTTGCCATTTTGCCAAATCAAGCAATCCTTACACGTCTTTGGGTAATTGACTGGGAGGTAATAGTGGATAGTTGTGTCTTCCTCCTTGATTTCGTCCTGCTTAATACGTGCATAGTCAGCAATCTTTGCAGTCATGTCGAGCCACTCCTTTGAGTTTGGCTTTACCAACTTACGTGCTTTGAGTAGATCCGACAATATAGCTTCCTTTGATGTTGCCTTTGCAAGTTCGTCTGTGGAGATTTCAGAAGCGTCACCCTTTCCCTCATTTTCCTTCTTAATCTCCTCTATGAACTTTTGCACTCCATCAAGACTTTCGAGTTTCTGTTGTTCTGCTTTCAGTCTGTTTTTATCCCACGTCAAACCTGCGTTCTGAAACGTTAGATTCCATGCATCATTGATACCAATACCTGCTGCTCTCATGGCGGCATAGCAGAGGTAACGAGCATCTTTAAGCCCGTATCCTGCCGCCTTGCGTTGAAATGTCTGTGTGAAAATTATTTCGCTCATACGAATATCGTATTTATAATATTACAAATATACTACATAATTTGTGTAGTACAAAATATTTTCGTATATTTGTAATGTTCATATAAGATGCAAACGATTAACCTTTTAGGGGTTATACCACTAACGGGAATTTAATATAGAGACATACCGCACCGTGTCGAGTAACAGAAATGCCTCGGAGCTTGCATTTGGCTTGAACAACACGTAGTGCGGTTTCTTTTTGTTCAAATAAGATGTGTAAGAAAAGAGGGTTTGAGTTACCAGAATTTAATTCGCCAAGATGGTTGTCGATAGAAAATTTATTTGGTGAAGAGTGGAAAGACGTTAAGTCTCTAAAAGGGTTGTATGCTATAAGTAATTACGGGAGGCTGAAATCTCATAAGAGGTTATGGAAGTGCGGGAATAACACTGTGATAACAAAAGAGGAGACTATTGCTAAAACGTCATTAAGAAAAAATAGATATATTTCATATCGTGCATGTATAGATGGTAAATTAATCCATGTCGTAATACATAGATTGGTCGCAGAAAACTTCCTTGACAATCCGCTTTGTCTCCCGTTCGTTAATCACAAAGACGAGAATCCTTCTAATAATTGTGTTGATAATCTTGAATGGTGTACGGCTAAATATAATTCAAATTATGGGACATGCCAACAAAGACGCGTGAAAAAGCTAAAAGATAATATGCGTGAAATGTGGCACGAAATACATCAATATAGCCTTGATGGAAATCTAATTAACACTTATGTAGGAAAGTCAGAAATAGAGAAAGCTGGATTTTCTTACACTATGGTTACCCGGTGCTGCCTGCATAAAGTTGTTAAATCCCAAGGCTATGTTTGGCGGTATGACAACGACCCTTTTTCTATAAGGGAATATATCGTTTCCAAGACAAATCAGACTCCTGTAGTGTGTTATGATATGCAAATGAATGAAATCCGAAAATATGATAGTGTAGCTGATGCAAGTTTAGATGTTCATGGGAATAAGAATGGAGGAGGAAATATCGTTAAGTGTTGTAAAGGTAAAACTAAATATGCGTATGGTTTTAAATGGCGTTTTCTTAATGATAAGGCAAAATCGTCTAAACGCTCTGTTTTGTGTTATGATAGTAAAATGAATTTGGTTGCTAAGTATGAAAGTTTAGCTTCCGCAGCAGAGGCAGTTTTAGGGGATAAGCGTAGAGCTCCCAATATTATACTTTGTTGTCAAAATCAACATAGGACTATTGGTGGATTCTTTTGGAGATATACAGATGAAAAGGAGTAGATAGACGCTTTACCTACTCCTTTTTATTGTATCAAAATTTCTTCCAGTTGTTTTCATTAGGTCTATTTCCCCATTTATCTGTATGAAATTCGTTAGGTCGTCCTCTCTTTCTACCAGAACCTCCTTGGTGTCCTGTATTTATATCAGAACCAGATTTACCTCTGTCTATTTTAGCCGTTGCTTCCTGTTCTTTTATCGCATTTTCAGTTTGATTATCTTGGGTTTCGAGTTCAAACAATAGGTCTCTTTCCTGTTTTTCTTTCATTTCCTCGATAATCCGTTCATATTCATCGTTTACAGGTAAATCTGGACACTTTTCAGATGCAGTCTTCTTTGATAAGAACCCATTTTGGACAGCGGTAGCTATATTTGTGACCCATTCTTGTGAGTTCTGATGATAATAAGGTTTTATATAAGCAAAAATAGGCAATTCTGAATATGTTGCAGTTTGATTTTCCTCAAAACCAATACCAAACTTAACCATCTTTGTGAGCATGTCAACGAATGGCTGCAATAACTGTGCATCATTCATTGCAATCTCCAATGCAGGGGAGTAGAGTAATTTGAGTGCAACCCCCGGCAAATCTCCAGATTTCAACTCTGGTGGCTTCACAGTGAATGACAACTCATAGATAAGGTCATACGATTTATCAAGTTGCGTTGCGAAAGCGTTTGAAGCGTCCGTTCCATTGAGGAATCCTGCTTCTGCGTCCTTGTCGTCCATTGTGACAAGTTTTGCAGCACCATTGCTATCACCGATAACGCTAATATCGTCACCTGATCCTTTCATATACATGATAGGGAACGCATACGCCTTGTTGTTTTCGCACAGATGGGAGAACGCTTCCTCGTAGTCCTCAATATTCTTCTGTACGGCATGCCAACATGGTCCATCCTCATTGCGTACATAAGCAACAGGAAGAAATGGGAATCCATGTGGCTTTTTGGTAATGAGTTCAAATCCATTAAGGTCGAATATCTTTTTAAGAAATGCAGAAACGCCACTTTCGTTCACACCACGCTTGTAACGATAGATGTTTGTGTCATCCCATACCTCAACGTATTCTGTTTTCTCTATGCCATCATCATCATAGTCGTAGTATTTGCGTGCAAATAGTTCGAGTTCACCTGTGATAGAATCGAAATGAGGATAGAGAGTATCGCCATTCAGATAAGATAATGATTTTGCGCCAAACTTACCGTCGTTGAAATATCCCACAACGGCAGCATCGCCTGTAATCATCAATGAGCGGATAGCTTCAAAGTTTCTTATCTCCATGTTGGAAAGCAACCAACACTTCTTGAATTTGATAAGATTCTTTTGATATTCTTCCTCTTTGGATTTATCTAATGCCCCGTCAGCGATTTCAAACTGAACATCGTTTCCTGTAAGGTGAAGGATATGCTTCGTTGCTATCACCTGTTGGAAAGCAAAAGAGGTTCGAGTGATAGGTTGCTTATACCATTTATTATTTTCTGGGTTTAGCTTGTATATGTCGGGGTACTTGGTTTCGTCAAAGATAGCATGAGCAGACGGGTAATACTCACGTAAGAAGTCCGCTTGCGTCATAACGATTCTATACAAGTGGTCCTCCGGCATGGATATATCATCTGCATCATCCCTTCTTTCCTGTATGTTATGCTGCATGTACCCCTTTGGTGTAACTCTCCACCATGGCTTTTTTGTCAGCACCTCTCTGTAATTCACTGTTAAATCATCCATAATCCCTTAGCCTTTTTGTGTTTCTTTTTTGTTAACCTAAATATCTCTATGTAAAACCAACTCTCCCAAAAGTCAGGTGAGTGACCAACGTATTTCTTTGCAAGTTTCTTTGGTAGTAGCTTAAAACCTCTATCGGCACCCACTTCGTCCCTTCTAAGCGATTTTCTCTCTTTCATTAGAATCTGTCTAAGAGGTAGGTTTTTGAATCCATTACCACTGAATTTCCTTTCAAGTAATGCTGGTTCGATAGAAATAGTCCTTTCCTTTATCTCTGTATAGAACATGAAAGCACATTGTGATTTCAAATCCTTATATAGATACTTGATGCCTTCTTCCTCCTTTCTGTCAAGAGCCACAGGGGCAGCTTGGTTATTGAATGGTACTGCATCTGGGAAGAAACCCTTAAAGTATTGACCAATACCTTGCATGTCGTATGTGAAATTACATTCTTCAACACCCCATTCTCGTAGTTTCGATTGAACCACAGACACAATCGTCTTGGAGTCTATACGCATTACCACAAGGTCTTTTGTATGCCTACCTACCCAATGCCACATTACAAAGTTATCACCACCTGTAAAGGCAATATCGGCAGATGCACGATGCACCTCATCGTCAAGCTGCATGGAATTATTAAAGATACCTTCAAGGTCCTCTATCTTCACCATATCATCGCCTGCCGCTTTCCAGTTCCAGTTTGCTTCGAGGTCACGCATACGTTGTTCCTCGTCTTGTTGGGCAAGGTTGGCAATATATGAAGCGTCAGTGCTGATAAGCTTGATGTTCTCTGACACGTCCGCACGAATGAATGTCACGGACTTGATGAACATATCAAGTTTCGTATAACCAAGGTCGCCATACTCGTCCTTCCAAAGAGAATCAATAATAGAAGAACATTGCTCGTAGACTTCCTGACGAGTATCACCCCAATAGATCTGGTCAGGCGTATCGCCATCCATAAAACAGAATCTAACCTTGCAATCACGTTCTGGTATAATGTAGCCATCTTCGTCTACCCACCAATCAATAAACTTACGCACCCAACTTTCAGGATCAGGGTTACACGTTATCCAAAACCTATTGCGGATATGTGCTGCATTACGATTATTTGTGAGTAGATATTTGAATTTCTTGTATTCAACCTGCGTACCTTCATCAATAGCAATATAAGAGTACTGACGACCTTGAAATCTATCCTTGAAGTCTTGATATGCCCCAGTGTAATATGAGAATTTCAGCCAACCTCCGTTTTGGAAATTCCATGTCATATCGTTCTGTGACTTGTTGTAAGTTCCAAATTGAGAGTACAATTTGTAAGAGTCCGAAATAAGAGAATCGAGATCATTCTTTTCTTTTCGTAGTATCAGAGCATGAAGTTCTGGGTTACGAATATCTTTGAGTGTTTCCATGAGGGCAGAGAAGGATTTACTGCCGCCTCTCGAACCTCCTATTATCTTAATATCAGCGTCTACAGAGAGTATTCTCTCCTGTGCGCCTTTCTGCGCTATGATTTTGAGTTTGTCGGGAGATTTTCGGTCTATATCACGCAAAGATTGAATATACTCCTGCGTATAAACAACATCTCCTTTTGGTAAATTAAACCCTGAAATATTCTCAATCTTTGTCATGTAATGAATAAATATGCAATCTTTTATGCAAAAATATACATTTTTATTTGGAATATTCATTTTTTATGCATATTTTTGTTTGCAGAATTGTATATTTATACGATTTTTATATCGCAGGGTGGCGCAGAGGTAGCGTAGTTGGCTCATAACCAACAGGTCGGAGGTTCGATTCCTTCCCCTGCAACGATTAATCATTCAGGATAACCACTAATGGAAAGAGAAGAACTCAAAGAATTAGTAAACAAAAGTTTGGGAAGCACCCAGTTGAAACTTAGCGAGCGTACCATCAACGAAGAACTTGATGATGTTTTAGGTGATTTTGGAGACAACGAGGAAGCGAATACCAAGTTGGTCGAAAGAGTCACAAACCGATTGAAACGAATGGACGGTAATCTCCATGCTGATGTCTCGAAAGAGGTGAAGGAGTATAAGGAGAACGCTGAAAAGAAGTCGAAAGAGGGAAATGAAGGCGGTTCTAAGAAGAACGAGAATAATGAGGGTAGCGAAAGCGAAATCATGAAGGAATTGAAAAACCTTAGAGCTGAACTTGATGAGGAACGTAACGCACGCAAGCAAGAGCAGACCGAGAGAGCGAAGCACGCTACAATGGATTCTGTCAGAAAAGGTCTTAGGGAGAAGTTTGAAAATGCAGGTTTGAAGATCAATGACTTCTTTGCTAAATCCGCTCTTTCAAAACTCGAAATTCCAAGCGAAAATGTCGATTTAAAATCTCTCGTTGAGAAAGCGGAGAGACTGTACAATGCAGACATCAAGGAAGCGGGAATTGAAATAGGTAAACCACATGCAGGCGGCAATGGTGGTGGCAAGGAAGAAAAAGAAGACTGGAGCGATGTTGGTAACATCGTTGGACGACACAACCCAAAGATCGAATAACAAGTATTCAGTTTAACAATTAACATTAATCGAAATGACAGAACTTGATTTTTATCAGCAAAGGATTCTCAATGCGGGAGTTTTCCAAGGCACTGTACTGATTCAGGCTCATGGCGAGATTGGCGGCAGTCGTAACGTATTCGTTAAGTTACAGTCAAGCGCAAAGAACGGGTTGGTTTACCCAACAGTCGGTGGAGTTCTCGTAAATCCTTTTAAGGGCAATGCAAAGATTTATGCAGGTGACCTTTTAGAGTATAATCCGGGTATCGAGGGTGATACTGGTGCTACTATTAAGATTATGAAGACTTACGAGGTGGCTAAGGCTGCATCAACAACCGAAGTCCTCATTAAGCGTGACGGATTCCGTCATATCCCATTCGTTGGTGACATTCTCATGGTTGCACCAAACACTCTTACGGGTACAGGTACAGGTGTTACCGTTACCGCAGTTGAAGCAACGAAGGACAACACCGCAGGTGATGTTTGGAAGTTGACAGTTAGTGCTGCCGTTACCGCAGCCGTTGGTGCAGTACTCGTGGAAGCAGACAAGGCTGGCGCAGGTGCTAAGGCTATTGTTTCTAACCCTAACTGTTATGCACCATCTGACTTCGATTTCGTGTACAACCCCGCTGCAACAAACAACGACTTCGAGGGTGCACGCTATCTATTTACTCCGTGTCTTGCTAACGAGAGTACTGTGCTTTACAAAGCAAAGATGTCTCCAATGCCGGCAAGTGTTCTCGCACTGAACACAAGCAAGGTTGCAGGTTGGTTCTCACTCTAATGTTTCACACTTAAAAGGTATAACGAAATGGCAAAATACAATTTTGAAGATTCAAGATACGCAAAGTTCTTTGCAAGTCCGGAGAACAACCGTTTCTTGCAATCATTCCTTGATAACAGTGCTTTGTTCTACACCAACTATGGTTGGTACAAGACACAAGGTCGTAAGGCGGCAGCAGAAACACCTTCAAACGCAGACGGAACGGCAGTCTTCTCTGTAAAGTCTCGCAAGTTGCAAGCACCTCACTTGATGGATCTTCGAGCACCGCTTGGAGATAGCAACCAGACGGATGGCTCAACCGAGAAGTTCTACACCGCACCTATCCCTGACTTCATTGCAGAGGGTATTGTTGAAACCGCAGCAGAGCGTAACTACAAGGTGAGAATGTTTGAGCAGTTCGGTAACGATGCAGACATTGTTGCTACATACGTTGGTAAGTTGCAGGATAAGTTCAACGCAGTTGATGCAACCATGAACTTTATGACTGCACAGTTGATGACCACTGCGAAGATTGACTACACTGGTATTGGTCGCGGCATCCAACTTCCATTGCACAAGGCAGAAGTGCCAACAAGTAACTTCCTTAAGGCAGGTGTAAAGACTTGGGCTGACGCTGACTGTAAGTTGCTTACACAGATGCGAGTGTTAGAGGATAAGGTACGTCACCAAATGGGCGATTACGCTGGTCCAATGGTATGGCAGATGACTCGTAACGACTTCTATAACATCTTCTTGAAGAACAAGGAAGTTCGCGAGTTTGTTTCCAACTATCGCAAGCTGAACTATCTCGCTTCAACACAGGAAATTCCTGTTGTCGCATCAGAGTGGAATAAGGCAGTTGTTGACTTGGAGGGTGTTTCTCCTATCGAACTTGTTGTTGAGCAGGAAAGCAACAAAACACACTCTAAAGAGGAAGTTGTTAAGGGTTGGAAGGATGGTACAGTTGTTCTCCGTCCAGCAGGCGATGCAGTTGAGTTTGAGTACAAGGAGATTCTTGACGAGCAGATGATCAAGCAGTTTGGTGCTAACACCATTACAACTGTGTTCGGTCGTGGAAACGATGGCTTATCTCTCGTTGTTAACTCAACGATGGATAACGGTCGCTTCAAAGAGTGGCATACTGATGTTATGTTATCGGCATGTCCTGCTTTGATAGAGTTCCCTAACCACTACATCATCGACATTAACATCGCCGACTAACAATTAGATTGAACTTGTATGGAAGCAGTATCAGAAGTAGAAAAGACTTACACGGTTGAAGATTACATCCTTGCAAAGGTAAAGTTTGAAGTGCCTGTTGACGCACTCTATCCTATATTCGTTGATAGAGAGATTGAAGCCAAGACCCCTATGATGGATAGTGACAGGACAAAGGTGCGCCTCGCATATGCAGACTTACTGAAATGGATGATTCTCGGTCCGAGTAAAGTCAATAATACTTCTGATACTGATAATGGATGGACGCACTCGTCTGGCGGTTATCAGCTTACAAGTGATGACATTAAGGAATTGAAAAACGAAGCTAATGCCATTTACAAGGAACTTGAACCGTCTTCTGTCTTTGGAAGAAAAACTACTTTTAAAATGAATAGCGGTGGAATCAAACGTGCCAATTCTGACATGGCTGGCAATCCTCTTCCGCACATCATTAGCTAAGAAGTAAGATTATGAGAAAGGAAGTTATAAGCAACCCTCGTTATCCTCACACGATTAAGATTGTGCGCATCTTGGAAAAGGTTGTGCCTGTTGAAAATGCGAGTGAGATTGAAAATGAGGACCCGTTTGCTTCAAATACGGCTTCTAATCCTCAAACCAAGACAGAGCGAGAAGAGGTAATCCTCTATGAAGGATGTGGACGCTCGTTCACTGACACAACCACCAACGGCATGGGTAAGGTTGACATAAACAAGAGGAAGGCTTCGATTCCTGTCAGATATGACAAATGGGAAGCTGGTAGGCAGCCACTTGATGGCGACACAATCTATGCTACTGTTGGAAACAACACCGAAGAAGGTCGTGTAAGGGACAGTGAACCCGACAACGATAGAACGATTGTTTATTGGGAACTTGTAAGAGTTTAGAGGATGGAAAGCTTAGCAGAACAATTTGAAAAGAGAATCTTTAAGCCGTTCAATGCGTATGCAGTTGAAAAGGCGAAGCAAGTTGTAGGTGCTATTGCTTTGGAAGCCGTGGACGTTGCGATTGAGAAACATAATCCCTATAGCGAAGAAGACTTCTATGATGTTACAGGTAACTTGTTTACCTCTATAAGCGCAGCGGCTTACTATAAGGGTGCTCCGTTCGCATTATACTCCGTTGGTGATACCGAAAAAGCACCATTGAGTAAGACTCTTACAAAGGGAATGAAGAAATATCGTCCATTCTATGCAGATAATGGCATTTCACATGGAGGTCCTTTTGAAGCTTCAACAGGAGATAAACGTGTTTATGGTCCTGCGGAATCAAAGAAAGCTCTAACGGATATGTTTAGCGGTATCCCCAAAACTCATACATGGGCAGTTAGGGTAGTTGCGGCAGTTCCTTATGCCTTTAAGGCGCATAACCTCATGATCGCAATCAAAGACGAAGTGGCAAAACGAGCATCATCAAAGAAGATATGGTAAGTTTAAAGACATTATACTACGGCATCGCAAAAGCAGTGAGCGGTATCTGCGACAAGGGGTACTACCAAGATAGACCCGCTTCTGTCACAGATAGACCAGATAGCTATATAGTTGTCAGTCTTCCTTCTGCGGTTTATAACAACGAATTAGGGGAGCGTGGCGAGTATAATGACTTTTCTACCACGGTTGTTCTTGAAGTTTACGTCAGAGACTTGGTATCCGCAAGTAACCCTAATGGCATGGATATAAAAAAGATGGACGAAAAGGTGGATGCAGTTTTGAAGTTATTCCCCATCAATACTAAGGACTTTAAGATAAACAAACCACAGATAACCCTACAGACGAGTGATAAGTCAGGATTCCATGTGACATTCATACAAGCACAATTAACCACGAAGTAACTTTAGTTTCACAATTAAAAGGATAACATTATGGCATTGAAAAAGAAAACCGAGTTGAAGGATATTTTTTCTGGACCTTCTTCTCTTATGTACCAAAAGGCAGCGATAGACCTTAGTAGCGCAACCGCTATTGCTCTCGCACCCGAACTTGACATTCCTGTGAAGGTTGATTCCTTGAAGATTGAGCAGGGCGATCCATCATTGACCCACTACAAGGTAATCGGCATGAATGGCGATTGGCAGTCAACCGCAGAGATTGGCGACTTCGAGATTTCGTTCACCGTACCTACAAAGCATGCAGATGCTTTGAAGTGGGCGCATGGAGAGGGTGCCGTTAAGGACAACGTTCAGGCTACTATTGGTAGCACGAACTATAAGGGTCAGGCTCTCACTCCTACCAAGCACAAGATTACTGGTACGTTCATCATCGAGGACGATACACAGGAGAATATCATGATTCTCTCTGGTGTTGCCCTTTGGGCAAAGCCTATGATGGATGACGGTAAGGTTTACGCTATCGGTCTTACAGGTACACTGGAGATTGGCGACAAGCCTTCTATTGCATGGTTGAAGAAAGCATAGGCTAATCTCAATAGGTATTAGGTTTTAGGATAACAACAACGCAGGGGCGGCTGGCTTTCAAAAAGAGCCGTCGCCCTTTATTAGTAAGAAAACATGGCAAAGAAAGAAGTTGAACAACCAAGCATTGATTTACAGATTGCACTTGATGAGATTCTAAGTGAAACTCCTACGGAATACACCTTTAGAGGGAAGAAGAGGAAACTCGGATGGCTTCATAAGGGCACAACGAGGAAGTTTACCCATGTGGAATTAAAGGAGAAAAACGAGTGGAAAAAGCGTGTCAAACAGTGTGCTTTAGTGCAACTCAACAACATTTGGAAGATCCGCTTTTTCTATTGGCTTTTGTGGAGATACTACTATTACATCATTGACCTCGATGTTTGCGAAGTGCTTGGTGTGTTTGATGTCGCTAAAAAAAAAATACAATCAGCAGCATTTCAACTCACTACCATATTAGCGACCGCAATGACGGATGCGATGATGACGATGACAGAAGCAGAGCGTACCCAAGCAGGACAAGCTGGGGAGGGGCGCATAGCTTAGCAGAGAAGTTCAGCTTTCTCTTTGAACGCCGTTTCGGTATTCGTGCATATGATTATTGGTGGGGTTACACATCAGCACAGATTGACCTCATGGCGATTGACCAACCAACCATTGTCTATCCGAAAGATAATGAAGGTCAACACGCAAGTAAAGCCGAAATAGACGAACTAACAGAAGCATGGGAGAAAAAACATAAGCAATCAAGGGTAGGTAAAAAGATTTCTCTCAACGAGTATTTTGATAACGATATTACAAACACAGACAAAGGATAACGAGATATGGCAGATGGGAATTTAGGAGATTTGATGTTTTCGCTTGGCGTTAAAGATAATGTCTCGCAAGAACTAAACAACATAATGAGAAAGTTTGTGAATATGGAAGCTTCTGTTAATAAGACGACAGACTCCATTCGCAAACTATCCACAAAACTGCGTGAAGCTAATGACCTGAATGGGGATGGTCCTTCTAAGGAAATGCTTAAGATGGCGGATGCCGTTGACGGAGCTGCAACTAAAGTTGTACGCCTTAGAAGTGAAATAAGAAAGGTATCCGAATCCATCAATCAAATCAAAGCCATTCCTAATTTTATGAAAGATGCGGACCTGGTGTCTTCTCTTAATAAGCTTCAGGGATACTTGCGCACACTTAATAGTATTGATGGTAACAAACTCCTTGATGGTAATCGTGTCCAAGCCGTATTCTCGAATGGAGCACGTTCTATACAGGAAGCTAACGCTTCCTTAAAAGCGTACAAAGAAACGGCAAAGCAGGCAGAAAAAGCAGTTGAAGGTAATGCTCGTGCAGCTCGAGACCTTGCTTCCGCTTTCCGACAAGCTAATGATGCCGCAAGCAAGACATCAGGCATTATGAGCGATATGAAGAGCCTGCTATTACAAGGTGGTATCGTTTATGGTGCGCAACAATTTACCAATTCTATTATTCAAACGGGTGGTGAAATAGCACAACAACATATAGCCTTGCGTAATATTATCGGTGATGCAAGGAAGGCAGACGAGTTGTTCGCTCAAACCCAACAATTAGCACTTGAATCTCCATTTAAGTTCGGAGAGTTAAACAGGGATGTTAAGCAACTTGCCGCTTTTGGCGTTGAAGCAGATAACCTTTATGATACGACAAAACGCCTTGCCGATGTTGCGTCTGGTCTTGGCGTTTCTTTTGAGCGTCTTGGTCTTGCATATGGTCAGGTAAAATCAAGAAGTTGGCTTGACGGAAAGGAATTGCGTCAGTTCGCATACGCAGGACTTCCTTTGCTCCAGAAGATAACTGATCTGTATAATCAGACAGGAAAGGACGGGAAAAACAACTACACTACAAAGGACGTTCGTGATATGATTACGAAGCGTCAAGTTTCGTTTGAAGATGTTGATGCAGTAATAAAGAAATTAACTGACGAGGGCGGTCAATTCTATAACATGCAGTACGTCCTCTCCGACACCCTACTTGGTCGTTGGAACAAACTTATTGACGCATGGGATATTATGCTTGGTAAGTTTGCCGATGGAAAGAGTATGGTTGGCGGATTCTTTATGACTGCCATCAACGGAGCCGTAACACTTGTGCAGTCTATTGATAGGTTAGGACCTGTACTTCTCGCCGCTTTCTCTGGAGTTGCATTAAAGAAATTAGGGTCTTCTCTCGGTGGTGGTCTTGCTGATTCTTTACTTTCTTCTAAACAATCGTTGGCGGCTAAGTATCAAGAGAAGGCGTTAACGGGAGAACTAAGTGCCGAGGAACAACGCATTCTAAGCACAAAAACTCAAATCACTGCAAAGGACTTGGAAACGCTTGCTACTACGAAAGCGATTACCATGGCGGATCTGCAACGTGCTTACGTTACTCGTCAGATAACAACCGAACAGTATAAGAGTATATCTGCACTATTAGCGCAACAAAGGCAAACTGTAACCTTGTCGGCTCGTATCACGGCTATGCGTATGCAGGTTCGTCAGATTTTCACCGCAAACTTCTGGCAGAATTTTGCAGCAAGGGGCATGGCTGCGTGGAATCTCTTAAAGGTTGGAGCAGTTTCCCTTGGGCGTACAATTTGGACGGCTATCGGAGGCTTACCCGGTCTTCTGATCACGGGAGCCTCTATGTTGTTTGCTAATTGGATGTCGGAAAGCGAAGAGTTAAAGCAGACCGCAGATTCTATCGCACAGAACGCTAAGCAGACATATGATGATTTGAGGAAGTATATTGATGAAAACCCAATAAACATCAAGGCTTCCATTTCCGATGTCGCCGACCAAATAAACAAAGAGAAGGACATCCTTAAAGAGAAAGCAGGCTCTGGGTATGATTCCATTATCTTAGATGTCAGCATAAAGGCAAACGGTGATCCGAGTAAGCAGTTGGAGTATTTGCGTAAATACACCGAACTGTATGCTCGTGCAGCGGAAAAGGCGCAGGCGATGAAGAATGTCTTTACGGATGCAGAAGACGCTTCAAAGGGGTGGTTCAGGGAATCTATACAGACAAACCTTGCAGACTTAGAGAAGAGCGCACAAAAATTAAGTCTTACGACTTCTAAAATATCAATGGCGCAACTTGTTAAAGAAGCGCAAGACTTGAAGTCAAAGAGTGATGTTAGTGGCGATTTTAAAAAGTTTGCTGATATAATATTAGAAGCTAACAAGAATGGGTTAACGCTCTACCAAACGCTTTCCAATGTGAAAGACGCTGCCCTAAGCATGTCTTCTGTAAGTTTTCGTGGAGTTCGTGGAACAAACATATCTGATTTTGTTGGCTCGGCTTTAGATGCGAATAATGATAGTAAAAATCTTGATGCGAACATTGCAGACTTTGCAAAAAGCCTTTCGGGACAGTTTGAGAATCTTGCCAAAGACCCGATGGAGCAGGCGACATACAATATTCTAAAGGATTCATGGAAGTCTGCCAACAACCTTGATGTAGTTCAAGGGACGTACTTTGACATGAAAATGGACAAAGCGATGGGTCTTAAAGAGTTCCCGTCACTCGCAGAGGATATGGCTAAAGATGCGGCAGGGCGTATTAGTGATACAACTCGCCGTATGCTCGCTTCGGGACAACCTTTGACAAAAGCTGCACAGGAAGATGTTCGCAGGGCTACCAATGATGCAATGAACCATTTCCGAGCAACATGGCCGGGAAACGCTAATGAGATACAGAATATTATAGGTAGTCGTAAATTCCACTTTAATGTTTACATGCATGTTGTGGGAGATCAGTCTGTCACCCAAGGTGCTTTGGACGACTTCTATATGGGCAAGCCTAAGTTTCAAGGTAATTCCTTGCTATTGCGTCCTGATTTCATGGGTTCTCATCCACGTCAGTTCTCACAGAATGGAGAAGCTTATTACAAGCAATGGTCGAACGGTGGAAGTTCTCCAGATGAGGTTGAGAAAAAGGCAAAAGAAGCCGTTGATAAGAACTTGGAAATTTATCGTTCTGCGGTAAGACAGAGAGGTAAGGCGGCTTCGCAAGCATATTTAGAAGCACTTAAAAACTCCCAAGCAGCATTTAAGGAGGTTATCGGATATGCTTACGCTGGTGAAGCTACGGGAATATCTAAGAAGAACGATTCTAAAGCCGAAAAGGCTCGTAAAGCTGCGGAAGCTGCGGAGAGAAAGAGAAAGGCGGCGGCAGAAAAAGCCAAGCGTCAGTGGGAGGAACAACAAAGAAAGATACTTAAAGGTTGGCAGAATAGAAAGAAACTACTCGAAGAATATTACGAAACATGGGAAAAGTGGCGTAAGATAGAGGGTCGGGAGGATGCAAAAAAACGTCTTCTCAATGACAAAAACTTTAAGTCTATCAGTTCTACCTTTAAGAATCCATCGGATTTAGCAGGAAACTTAGAAAGACTTGTTGGTGAGTACTCAAAACTTGCTAAAACAGAGGAGCAAAGGAATTTCCTCTCAGAAATAAGAGCCGAAGCGTCAAAGAAGGAAGCGGATATTGAGTACAAAAACGCTTCTGATAGGGTCGAGCAACTTAACGAGCAACTTGACCTTTTATCAAAGCAGTATGACTTGTACCAAAAGCTATCAAAGGTTACATCAAGTTCTGTTGCTGCGGAGTTCTCATTCGGGTCCTATGGTGTATATCGAAAGGACAAGGGGAGTTATTACGGATATTTGCGTGATAGGCTAAACTCAATTCAGGGAAATAAATTTTCTCCTAAGGGTTTCGTTAATAACGATATGCCCGTTTCGGAGAGAAATAAAAAGAGCCTTGAAGAAGTTAGGGTAACCGCTGGCGTTAAGAAGGTTGATTTTGGACCAGATGGATTAGAGGGAGTTTTAAAACTCACTGATAATCAGATTAAAGATAGGTTCGGTCAAGAATTATCCAAAATTCTTATTGATTTTAAGAAGGAAACGGATAAACTTGATGAGAAGATTGCAGACTCTCTCGTACACGGCTTTGAGTATTTGCAAAATTATCAGGCAGAGATTGATTCCATTAATCAGTCGTATGACGAGCAGATAGAACGTCTCGAAAAGCGTAATCAACTTGAAGAAGAAAACGCTAAATACATTTCTGACGAAGCTTTAAGAAAAGGCAAGATTCTACTCGAACAACAAAGAGGTCGAGATATAAGCAACGTCAATCTCGAAGCCGCAAAACACTCTGCATCGTACTATAATTTCTTTGGAGCAATAACAACGCTAAGTACAGATGAAGCAGAAAAATATGGTGCTACTATTAGGGATATTGTAAATAAGGCATTCCAAAGCGGTGCTATTGATGCTCGTGAGTACACAAAGCAGATGAAGCAGATTAACGACCAAATGGAGAAACTTCATAACCGTCAGTCTGACTTTATCACGTACTTGCAGGGTGGTCTTGATGCCGTTATACAAAAGTATAAGGAGCAAGGCGATGAAATGCAAAACAGATCCTCAAACGATTATGAGCAGGCAAGCAAATACTTCCAGAACGCAAAGTTAAATGGTGACACCTCTGGTATGCAAATAGCGCAAAATCAGATGAACAATGCCAAGATTATGGGTCAGCAAGGCGAAGCGATGTCTAAGATGGCTGGCGGCATGAAGGGTACTGTGAGTATGATAGACGCTATTGTCAACGGTATAAATAATGCCGTACAGAGCATGAAGAAGTTTGTTGACCAATTAGCAGAGGATTTCGATACGCTTGGTAAAGGTGGTGATGGTATTCGTGACAGTAAGGGTTATCAGTTTGTCAGTGGATTCAGTGAAGCTTCGCAAGGTGCGGCTGATGGTTGGAACTCTCTCAAAAGCGGAAACGTTATGGGAGCGGTCACGGGTGTGTATCGTTCTTTTGCAGGATGGTTTACGGGAACGGCACGTGCGAGGGACGCAAAACTTGATCGTCAGATACAGATTGCAGAAAGACAATTAAAGGCTCTCGGTAACCTCCAAAGTTCCATTGAAAGGAATTTAAAGAAAACGCTTGGCGGTGTCTATAATTACAAGGCTGATAAAGATGATATTGCCAAACTCAAAGAGGGTCTTGATAATTACTCTATGGCAAAGAGGGGTGTTGAGTATGGACACGACACTCGTCTTGCAAGTAAAGCAATTGGAGCCGGCGCAGGAATTGCAGTAGGGGCAGGCTCTGCCGCTTTATCCGGAGCGTTGTTGGGTTCTGCCGTTGGTCCTATTGGTACGGCGGTCGGAGCCGTTGCAGGTGCTATTGTGGGTTTCATCGTTGGAGGACTTTTTGGTCATAAAAAGAAGAAGCATACAACTGTTTACCGTGAAGAGACAAACAAGGCTATGGAGAAAGCATATCGTACGCAAACTTATTACGACCAACAGTTTGCAGTAATGAATATGCAACTTGACCAAACCAATGCAAAGATAGAAAGTGAGAAGAAAAAGAAGAAAAAAGACGAAGGGAAAATTGAAGACTACAAAAGCCAAGTTGCGGAGTTAAAGTCTAATATTGCAACCTTTGCAATGGATATGGCAAAAAGTCTCTATGATATTGATTTGAAATCATGGGCAAAGGAACTTACAAACGCTATCGTTGAAGCATGGAGCAAGGGTGAGGATGCAGCAAAAGCCTATCACGATAAGGTGAGAGATTTAATGAAAAATCTTACGACAAATATACTGACAACGAAAGTGATGGAAGCTGCACTAAGCAAGACACAAGAGCTCATAAAGGAAAAAATGGTGGATAAGAGTGGTTTGCTTGATGAAAGCGATATATTAGACCTTGCGGACATTATTGAAAAGGAGGGAGCGGATGCCGTAGAAAATATTACCAAGGTGTTTGAGGCGTTGAAGGCAAGAGGATTGGACTTAACTCAAAATGGTTCAAGTTCCATAGGAAACGGCATCAAATCTATTACAGAGGATACTGCCGACATACTCGCATCGTATCTTAATCAATGCAGGGCAGATTTATCCGTTGTTAGAAATTTGCAAAGTACATATTTCCCGCAGATGAGCGATATTGCAAATTCGCAGCTTGCCGAGTTAAGGATTATTTCAATTAACACGCAAAAGAATGCAGAGACCACAGAGCGCATCCTGTCCTTATTCAGGGATATTACAACTCCAGGTCTAAAGAAGGTAAATATTCATTAATAGTATTGGTTATGTTTAGAAGGAAAAACAAGTTATCATGTGAATTGAAAGACGAGGGTCGCCAGTTGGGCATGTGTGATGATATTTATAATATTTGGAGTGGGTACGAGTCGGTTGACGATTTGTGCCAACTCTATGCCGACAACATGGAGTTTATTATAAATCACCCAAATTGGAGATTGAATAAAACATTAAAGAAGTATGCAGGTGAAGAGATATTGCATCGACACGGAATCTACATTGATGAGAAGTCTACGTTGGAAAATATCGGTGACATGATTATCAATGGAAAATCATATATATCACTCAAAATCAGTGATGGAAGTGCAGTGGAAATTTATGTGCGTGAAGATAGTAAACTTGATATTAAGCTAAGCAATGGATCTGTCGCCTACGTGAACGTGTATGATAATGCTCATCTTTCCGTAAATACAGAGAAACAGTCTAAGTGTTTCGTTTACAAGTATGGAGGTGTCGTAGAAAACACCACTGGGAATGTAACAATAAGAGACAGAATAAATAAATAAACAAGAAAAATGGCAGTAATGTTTGATAACTACTGCCATTCCTTGTTTTTATTATTTGTTGTATTTATTGTATTGAACAACGAAGACCCCGTTTATCGGTCGAGAGCGAAGGGTAACTATCATACTCGCTTCTTTTGTTGTCAAAGCATTAATGAAAGCGTAATTTCCATTGAAGTCTCTCGGTACAAGTTCGTATCTTTCTTTCAAGAAATCAACAAGATTAATAATGTCCAATGTCATTTTTAAGAGAACAATACAATTATCAAGCTTCCCTTCTTTGAAAATATAATTTACAATTATATCTTGATTATCATTAGTATACGACAAAATATCATCCTTATCTAAGAATGGAGTTCCAAGCGTCTTTATGATTTCTTCTTTGCTCTTTCCAAAATCAGTAATTGGTTCTGTATATATCGAGTATTGAGGTGTAACGATTATCTTGCATTTCTTTGTTTTTCCGTTACTTTGTGCAACGATGTAGGTTTCTCCGATATGCGCACTTTTAATCTTTCCGTCTTCTGAAATTGTGGCAATATAGGGATTTTCGCTACTCCATTTCACGTTGGGCGATGATGATGTGATTTGCACAAAGCTGTCTACACCTTTGATTGTTGCTTCTGACAGACTGATAGAAAAACCATTATCATCGTCGTCAGAAGAACATGCAGTGAATGTTACCGCCATAGATAAAACGGCAAACATTAAGAATAAATACTTTTTCATAATTAAAATATTTTTTATTTAAAGGTTTATGTTTGCAAAGATAGCAAATCAATGCCACCCTTGCAAACGTTTATGAGATAGTTTTATGAATTACATTGATTTTTCTGCTACTTTCTGTGCATTAAACATTGCAAATTCTGCGATAAGCTGTGCAACCTTGTCTTTTACCTCTCCAAAAGCGTCTGACATCTCTTCGAGGAAGTTTTCAAGATTTGCACCTTCATCGAGAAGTCTTGTTGTTTCTTCTTCACAATCATTGTAGGCTTTATTAAGGTCTATAAGTGCTTTTGACAATCGATTCGATACGATGTTATTTTGTGATTCCATTATAATCCTAAAGTGTTAAGTAGTTCGACAAATTTGTTTTCATACCACGAAGGTTGTGTTTCCTTTGGGTTGTGCGGACTGACTTGGTTTTCTCCGAAGTCCTTTCCCTTTTCGGTGATAGACTTGAACCTTTTTGTCTTCCCGTGTGCGGCTGGTCGTTCCAATTCCACAATATAGCCTTTTGCGACAGCTGCTTCGTTGAATTTTTGTGCCGTGATGTTTCTTTCGTTCTTTTTGAGTAGTTCGCTTGCCGAACGGAGAATACCATTCGATGAAGTGTAGTCGGGTGTCGGCAGTCCGAGTGGATCTCCGACTTGTTTCAACAGCAGAAGTGTTGAGTTTTCATTAAGGCGAAGCAGGCTCTTGCAACCTTTAATCCATGAAATCTTAGCATTGATTTGCTTGGAGGTGATTAATGATGGCTCTTGTAATATTTCTGCGGTCTTGTGGAAAACTTTTCGATACACCTCGAACACGGAGCGAGATTTCCTTGCTACGAAATACTCCATACACGAAACAGAAAGTTTCGCATCTATCTTAATACCATTCCTTAACTCTTTGGAACTCACGACCTTTCCCATTTGGTAAAGGTTGAAATCTTCACCTTCAATGAAGTTGCTACGTAGCGAGTAAATCGCCTTATTTCTATTGGTATATACCAACATCCAAACTTCGTCAATATTGACAGGAAAATGTTCGTTTAGTTTCTGTAATTTCAAAATTGCTTTGAAATAGCGTAACAAATCGTCATTGCAACTCTCTTTGTTGAGTGCAAACGATGTTTCTAAACTCTCGTCCTTTTGGGTGGACAACCCTTCAAATTCTTCCATCTGTGAACTTTTTTTTGAATTAAACATAAACGCAAGAAAGCGACTGCCAGTTTGCGCTGTTCACAGATGGTAGTTCTACCCCGAAGAGAAAACTTATTATCTTACGCAAAAAGACAATCGCCTATTTTTTTATGAGCATAAAAAAATGCCCAATTGGAATTGAGCAACTTAACCGCTTGCTCTGCGAGATAGATGTAACTATCATCTGTGAACACTGCAAATATACCACATAAACCTTAACAATGCAAGTTTTCTGTTAAACTTTTCAAATATTTTAAGATTTGGGTGTGTGTTAACGTCTGATAATAAGCAATTAGTTGTACTTTTGTTCAACTCGAAAAACAAATTTATGGGAAAAATACTTACCGCTCAAGATTTACTTAAAGAAAAGGGTTATATCGAAGAAAAATTTGATACCAATGGCTTTCTACAATGCGTTGCCGATTGGTTTCGCTCTCACAATATTGAAGACAAGCTAATTATCCGTCCAAAGCGATTTATCGAAATGGACAATCCTCCAAAGGGTGGATGGCTTGATATGACAAACGTTGATGAGTGGATAGTTTCACTTCCATGGGAGCAGCAGTTACTCATGTTGCAAAAGGGAACGGCCGTGCCATTTATATGGGTCGATGAACCATTTGTTAAAAATGCCGTATTTACACTAAAGACCATGGCAGGATATGTTGTAAAAAGGGCAAAGAAAGGTGTATACGAAATATCACTGCTTTGATATTATTATGCACACTTAAATAGGCAAAATATAAAAGTTTTGCTTATTTTTTTATACCATAAAAAAACCAAATCAGAATATTTATTCATTAATTATTGTATATTTATGCAATAATTAGTATATTTGCGATTAAAAAGACGCAAATATGCAATACGAAAAAGTATATATCCAAAAGACAAAAGCGAACTCTCCCATAAAGGAGACTATTGCGGACTTTGATATTTACTGCGCAGATATGCCTTTTAAGCTATTTGCGGAAGCGAAAGACCCTTCTAAGAGAGATTGGTTTGACGAGCACGGTGATGATGAGTACATTCCGAATGGGGGCATAAAGTTAAAAAGTTACACCATGGACGTTAAGTTCTGTTGTAAGGGTGAGAAGTATTCCGCTAACGCTAAGATACAAAAGTTTCTCAATTATCTCACTGGGTTAGATAACACGGGTGCGGAAATGATGATGTACTGTACGTGGACGAAGATAGGTCGCACGGGTATCCGTTTTGACAAATTAAGCGACAAGGCGGACTTGGTGAGGGATGAAGATGGTGATACACTTGTATTTACCGTAACGTTCAAAATTAATGATCCCGTGACCGACATTATCTTATCTTATGACACAAATAGGAGAATTGTTGGTTTAAAGAAAGCGTAGTTTATGAGTGAGTGGATAATTCGACATAGTGATGGCAGCGTCTTAAAAGACGAGAATGGGGTTCAAGTTTTAACAAAAGAACTTGAATATAGTGGTTCATGGATGGGGGAGTGCTTTGTTACCGTATCCTTTAAGAATCCGTGTCCTATATCGTTTAAGATTGGCGATTATTTGACTTACCGAGGGGAGGTTTTTGAAATCAACTACGACCCAGGTAAAATAAAGCAATCAAGGCGCAACGAATACGGAGAAGCATTCGTTTACGAAAACGTTAAATTCAACTCAAAGCAAGATGAGTTGGCGAGAACGGAGTTCCTTGATATTGTATTGCATGACAATAATATCCACTACACGGCACTTACCAAGTTCGCCTTCTACGTTTCAAGCCTTGACGATTTGTTGGATAGAATACAAGCAAATCTCAATGAACAGTGGGGTAGTGGCGCATGGAAATTATATAGTCGAAACAGATTACGCTCTGGGCAGCGTGGGTGTGACCTATCTGTTTGGGATAAGACCTATGGTAGTGGAGTTGCGGATAACGTGATAGATTCTACTTCTATTACGGCGGATAACTTAAACTGTTGGAGTGCGTTGGCATTAATAAATAGTCAGTTCGATGTTAACTTCATTACACGTGGGCGCAATGTATTTATCGGAACGGCGGGACTTCCAACTTCACATATTTTTGAATATGGCAAGGGTAATGGATTGTATATGATTGAGCAGAATGCTGATACAGAACAGTCCATAACAACACGTCTGCGTGCATACGGTTCAACTAAGAATATTCCTAACAGGTACTATGCTACGTTAAACTTACAAGTCTATGGAACTATTACAAAGATAAAGACAAAACAGACGGGACTGTATAATAATACAGAGTTTGAACTGGACCTACCTTTCAAAGATTATTATTTCTTTAACGAACTCACGGCGTACAGTTCGAGCACTAATCGAATCTATTATGCTAAGATAAAGATAGGGGATAAGATTGTTAACGCACGTATGTTCAATAACAATGGGAAGACTCAAATATATTCCGAATACGTGCCAAACTCTACGGATCCGGATGATAATACGGATAAGACCGCAATGCAACAGTTTATCAATTCTGTTGTTGTCGGTGCTAAGGTGTATTTCTTGTCTGGAGTAAAGAAAGAGAGTTTCCCAGTAACGAGCAAAGATTACGCCACCGATAATCTGCCCAACAACATGGCGATTGATCGCCTTATGTTGCCTGGGTTTCCAAATAAGTCCTTAAAACAATGGTGGAGTGAGCAAAGTGAAGAAACAAAAAAGAGAATCTACCAAGGGGACAAATCTCACCTTTTCTCTGAAAACAAATATCGTCCTTTTATAGATTCCACTAACGTTAGCACAATAGGAGTTCGTCCAAACTCTGTCTATTTTGATATTAAGGACATTCAGAAAGGTATTGAGGAAATATATCCAACAATCGAAAAGGTTGAAATCAACGGCGTAAGGATTGACGAAGTTCTCTCCGCTAAGCAAATTGAGGACAATGGCGTTTTCAAGGATGGAGCAACAATACCAAACTTTAGTATATTCCTTAAAAAGGAGATAAATTTCGACATCAACGACCTTCTAAAAAACTCCACGGAGCAACCATATATCTGTATGAAAAACGGTATGTGTGGTGGTCGTCAGTTCAAGATTGCCTCGGCAAGGAAGCACGATGATAATACTTGGGAGTTAACTTGCGAAAGGGTGTTGGATGATAGCCTTAGTCTGTATTTCCCTTATAACGATTACCAAATTAAGCAAAATGATAGGTTTGTACTGATTGGTATTCCTTTGCCTGATTCTTATGTCGAAGCGGCTTCTATTAGGCTTCTGAAATACGCATTGGCGTTCCTTGATAAAAATGACTATACTCGCTACATATACTCTCCCAAGGTGGATGAGGTATATATGCAACGTCAGCACGATTCCGCTATTGCTGATAGCACGGGAGCCACTGTATCTTTGCATGACACCATCAAGGAAGGCGACATCATGCAATTTGAAGATACGGATCTTCACATTGATGGAAAGGTATCAATAGACCAACTAACCATAAGGGAAATGGATGGAAAGATACCTACCTACGAAGTTACGTTAAGGGAGGATAAATCCGTTGGTACAATTCAAAAGATACAAGAGAAAATCAATTCGCTTGAAAGTGGCAACGGTGGCGTAGCAGGTGATGGTGGCAATAACCTCACCGTTCCGCAGATTCAAAGGTTAATAGAATCTCTCGGAGCGAAACGTTTCTTAGACAAACTTAAACCCGATGCCGCCCAAGAGATTATTACATTCTTAAAGGGTATCAATGTCGGTGAGAATGGATATGGGTTTAGTGAACTCGGAGAAGTGCTTGCTAATGTTGTTAAAAGCAGTGACTTCCACGCAGGGCTATTGGACGGTGCAGGCTTTGGGATATACAAAGACGAATACGGAAAGTCCATAGCAGAGGTTGATAAACTCAATGTAAGGCAGAAAGCGACCTTTTCGGAGTTAGAGTATAAACGCCTCGCATTTACAACGGGTGACGTTGGGTTTACCTCGGCAAGCGCACACCTTTACGGCGTTATACCCCTTGACGATAAGGGAGCACCTATTGTGAACTCAACAACCTACTTCACGTCAGCAGGTAGGCAGGTGCTTGTTAATAACGCACTTCTATCCTATAGCGTCAATTCAGGCGGAAAGACTGTAAGCGCATACCGTTGTTACTTCCTCGCTGATGATGGGGATAAGCGTATCAGCAATGATTGGAGGATAGGCGACCAAGCGATGTACAAGACCGATAATCTCATATCACGCACAACAAGTGGTGCAGCTAACAGATACTATTGGAGGTTAGTGGTCAATAAAGGAACTGAAACGATAAACGGGAAGATGTATCACTTCATTGACCTTTCAAACGTCCGTGGCACTGTTAACATTTCAGATGCAGCCCTACAGAAGGGTTATATCTGTGTGGGCTATGATACAAATCCAAGCGTAGAGAACGATGTCCCAACGGCAGAAGATGATATCATACAATTAGGAAGTCAGACCGATACCGACAGACAAGGCGCAATAGTCATATATGTTTCTGAAAATAGCAAAATCGTGATGTATGCAGGCATTAACGACTATAACCTTACTTCACACATTGTAAGTGAGTTTTCTCCTAAGGGGTCAACGGTTCGTTCAGACAAATTCACTGTAATATCAGGAGCAGGCATGGGGATAAGCGCACCGATAGTATGTGATAGAGGTCAGTGGGTCAGCGGAACGATAGCAGGGCATTACGATAGATTCTCTTATAACGGGTCACTATGGCTCTGTAATATAGGTATCGGGCAGACCACCAATGAAGCACCATCCGAAACGAGTACAAAGTGGATAAAGCAGGTATCGGAGGGTGAAGCCTATAGCCTTGAAGTGACTATTGAGAGCGGAGCGATATACAATTCACAAGGTAGCGTTGTTCTGTTAGCGACATACAGGAAAGGGAATGTTGACATTTCCAATACCATACCAAATACGGCATGGTCGTGGATACGTACAAGCGGACAGAACACAGATACGGCGTGGAACAACGCACACAAGAAAGTAGGTAGACGGATAACAGTAACCGCAGCAGAGGTGCTTACAACTGCATATTTTGACTGCATTATTGAGGGATAATACATGGGAACAAGAGCAAGAGGGGGTATCACCCTCCACAACGTGAAAAACAGTGCAGACGCAGAATACTATCGTTTGCAGCCACAGAGTGAAAAGGCGGTCGTTGGAGTAGACAACGCACTGTACATAACCCTTTCGTACATCATAGAGCACGTCAAGGGTGCTCAGGTGACAACGGAAGCAGGCAGCGCACAAGGCTACCACGTCACTGCACGCATGAACAACGGTGTAACTATCTCCATGACAAACGGAGCGGTTAACAGTGGTACGTACAAGTTGACAAACTATTCAAAGGCACAGAATCGTCCTGACTATGTTATCATAGAACTAAAGGACAATGCTAACAAGGTCGTTGACACACGCACGGCGCAAATCATCATGGAATCATCTTCCTATGTTGACGTGGTGGGCGACTTGCGTACAACGGTGTCGCAGCAAGGAGAGAGTATAACCACTATCAAGCAGACTGCTGACAGTATATCCCTTAAGGTAGACGGGATAAAGAATGGTGTAAAGAATCTCATTAAAGGAGGGCAACTGAATAGAACATTCAAGACGTACGGGATAGGAGGAGACGATGTAGTGATACCTTTGAAGCCCGATACAGTTTATACACTGACAATTTGCGGACATACAAACAACATTACACGTGCTAATGGGCAGATGTTACGTGCTTATATATTCAGAAAGGATTGGGTTTGGTCTATGAATACGGATATTGACAATAACTCGGATACAATTTCGTCCATTACATTTAGTATACCTTCAGATAGAGCGTCCACCGATGGTATGTATAAGTTTGATGCTTACCCTTTCCCTGATAAAGGAAGTCAAAACGGCGAAGTTACGGTTAATTGGGTGACCCTTACAGAGGGTACGCAGGCGGCAGCGTCATGGATACCCGCTGATGGTGAAACGGGAGAGGACAAGGCAAAAGAGGTTGAGTTACGTCTTGAAAACGGTGAGTTCAGAGTGAAGAATGACAAGACTGTTTTTGTTGATAATAGCGGAAAGGAAACAGTACTCATTCAGAACGGGAAACTGTGGGCAGGCTTGATTGACGCATTAGAGATAGTGACAAAGGGTTTAAAGGCAGGCAATATTGACGCAGGCAATGCCACTATAAGCAACTTACATGTTACGGGGAATAGCGTGTTTGATGGAACTATCAACACAAGTGCAGGAAAACTCGCAGGATGGAAGATAGAATACGGAGCAATTCACAACGAGAACGTAACGGAAAGCCAAGGTGACGGTATCTCGATAGGAACACACAGGCTTATATATAATATTGATAATGCACAAACGCAGGTAACGTTTGGCACCGTTCCTATTGTTTCGTACAACTTCAATTACATGGGAGTTATCAAAACCCCGTCTATCAACTATCCGACAGTGGGTCTATGTGTTGACATTGCCCCCGATAGCAGAGGCGACTATGAAAACGTATCAGTTTACACCCCACACGGTTCACACAAAGGGTTTAGGCGTTCTCTTCGTGTCATATCAGGGAATGACACCCTTACAACTGATGATAGTGCGATACTTTTTGCAGGTGTGAATGACAGAAAATTAACATTACCTGCTGATGCAGAGCACGGGCAGGAATACACTATATACAATGTCAGCACTACTAAGATTGTATTTGAAGTAGCGTCAAGAACGGATATAATAATGGACTTTGTACGCCCCACGTCTTCTAATGGAGTGGGGCAAGACGGTTATCAAGGAATATACCATATAGTGTATAGCAGATACAGTAAGAAATGGTTTATATACCTAACTTAAAGAACGACAATAACAACAACACAAAAAAGGAGTAATTATGAGAAAGTTTTTAGACGGAGTGTATCGGGTATTCGGTAAGCTCGCAGAAGTAGGAAGTGACAAGTATCTGCACATGTTCGTAGGACTTGTCGTATCAATGCTATCATGCAAGGCGTTGCATGCGCTTGGGTGTTTGCTCATCTTTGCGCTGATACCTGCATTTGTTGTCATGGTAGCAAAAGAGAGTGTGGATAAGTATTATCGCAAGGAGCCGTTCGATTGGTTGGACGTGTCAGCAGGCGTTCTCGGTGCGATAGTGGGTGTTTTTCTTTTCTTACTGTAAAGGAGGGTGCTTATGAATTATATAGAACAAATTAAATACTTGTTAGGTAGCGTGCTAAGTGGTATTTTAGGGATATTCTTTCCCATTCGTGATTTCATGTATGCAATGGTAGTAGTCTTTGCTCTTAACTATCTGTTTGGATGGATAGCAGGAATGACACAAGGCGAGCGTTGGGATTGGAAAAAATCAATGGTATTCTTTCGTCATTGCACATTGTTTTTTGTTATGACATCAGCGGTATTCATTACAGGGCATTTCCTGCACAACGAGGATGAAACTGTAGGAGTAGTAAAGGTGTTGTGCGGTGTGGCAATATGGTTCTACTCCACGAATATCGTGCGAAATTGGCGGATAATGCTTGTTAAAGACACTACTATGTGGAAAGTAGCAGGGTTCGTGTATTACGTGTTGACGCTTAAGATGGTGGATAAAATACCATACTTAGGAGAATACCTCAACACTACGGGAACCAAGCCTACGCAAGATAGCGACAATGCGACTATTGAATAACTTAAAAAGATAACGATATGACAGAAGAAGAGAAAAGAGATATAGTACAAGAGGTGCTAAAGGAGATTAGAGCACAGTCGCAGGACATTATGTCGCTGCCAAGTTCGGAAAATGTCAGCGAGTTTAAATTGCTCCCCGTTGTATCCACAGACGGGACGTTGAAAACAATGAACGCTGCACTGTTAAAAGGCGACAAAGGAGAACGGGGCAACGATGGTAAAGACGGGCGGTTTAGACTACAGAATCACGGGACAAACGACAAAGTGTTTACCTTGACACCGAACGTCATGCATGTGTGGGGCGTTGTGGATAGCCTTAACCTCTCCCTTGCACCGAATGACAATAACGACTACACCGCTGAATACTGCTTTCAATTCACTTGCCCAGCAGCGAGTGGTACACAATTAACGTTGCCAAGTTCTATAAAATGGATAGGCGATGTGTTCAAGCCACAAAAGGGACAGACATACCAAGGGTGTGTAGTTAATGGACTTTTAATAATGGGAGGAACGTTATGATTTTGTTTGAAAAATTACTTTCAAACGTGGCGAAAAAGCCAAAGTTTGTGCATTTTGACGACCCCGAGGTTGAGCGTATATTTTTAGCTAATTTCGATAAAGACGGTGACGGGAGAATAAGTTTTGAAGAAGCGAAACTAATTAAATCAGTTGATAACCTTTTTGTAGGAAATAGGGAAATAAAGAGCCTTAATTCACTTGCTTATACAGGTATAACTTCTTTTAATAATAACACAGTAAAAGGAATGGTATCACTTGAAGAAGTTGTGTTACCGAGTTCAATAGAATATATTGGTTGGTACACATTTGGTGGTTTTAATGGTTTTGAGGTGCCGTTGTTAAAAAGAGTAATTGTACTTGAAAATAAAAACACCTATTTAACAGAGGGATTTGATATAAAAATAAAAGAATATGTTGAGTATCCTGCAAATATAAAATCTTTTGGTTTCGCGCAGCCTTCGCTAACTGCAAAGTGTACTGTTATAAGGGCAAAAAATCCACCGGAAAGTCATACGGGTAAAAGTGGTAATGGTAAACTTTACGTACCCGATGAGAGCGTACAAGCGTATAAAGAAGATAAGTACTTTTCTATTGTTGCGGATAGAATTTTCCCTTTAAGCGAATTAAATAAATAAGATTATGAAACAATACAAGAAAGGAAACAACACCTATAACGGTGTATATATCGAGGTAGGAGGGGTTAGAATAATCAACCCAACAGAAGACACGCTCAAAGCAAACGGCTATGAGCAGGTAGAAACCGAAACGGCAGAACAACTCCTGCAAGATGCGAAAGACAGAAAGCTTGCAGAACTTGACGTGTTCAATCAGTCATCAGAGGTAAACGACTTCACGTTTAAAGGCATGCACACGTGGTTAACACCTTCAGAACGTGCAAGCTATAATGTGAGCATTGACGCTGCGGAAGCACTTGGCGAAACGACTATCACATTTGCCATTGCAGAGCAACCGTTGACGATTGATATTCCAACGGCAAAGATTGTCCTTGCAAAGATTCAACGTTATGCGGATGCCACTTTCATGGTGACGGTCAAGCATAAGGCAGCTATTACCGCTTTGTCCTCAATAGAGGAAGTGAACGCATACGACTTCACGAAAGGCTATCCTGAAAAGCTACAATTATGAAGATAGCAGTACTTATAGCAAGCGTTATCGGAAGCCTGCTACTAATGGTGTACACGATATTAATGGCGAAAAAGAAAGGTTGCCCACCGTGTAGCCTTTCTGACACCGCCTACATTGTTAAATCACCAAAGGTATTCACGTTTGTAATTGTCATGGGTACGTTTCTTATGACACCGCAGATGATTGTAAATACAAGTGGTTGGGTAGGCTTTTTGGGTATTGTGTTCCTTTTTGGAATGATGATGGTCGGAGCAAGCCCACACTATCGGACGATTGGCAAAGCACTTCACATGGTAGGGGCTTTCACGGCAGCTATTTCCTCTCAACTATTAATCGGTCTTACTGATTATCATTTTCTTGTCTTTTGGGTGATATACGGCATTATCTATCTCATCAGACGAAAGCGGAGCGTGCTATGGGAGGAAGGCGTGTGCTTTATTATTATTACAACATTTAATATTTTAGGATAATGGAAACAGTAACCATAGGAAACGAAAGCAGCGGACACGTTGACGGGATATTAAGAATCAACAGAAAGAGTGACTTCCCACTCGGCATTAAGCTGATAAGAGATGGTGAAATTGTGGTATTCCCTGATTGTGATTTCACTGTTAAGGCGACCGCAGGAAATGGGTTTACCACATACAAGGCAGAGAGAAGGAACGGAGTATGTACTAATTGTCAAGTCGCAGACAAACAACTGATAATATTCTTCGATAACCACAATTTAGGAAATGGAAGAGTAAAGATAGAAGTGTCTATTGACTACCCCGATGAGAATTTCTCTGACGGATTCAGACGAGAAACATTCACCGCTACTTCTAACATAGAACTCGTTGACGACAATGGCGATGCTCTCAAACTCGCTATGCCTGACCCTATCGTAGTGGAAAAGGAAGTTGTCAAAGAGAAAAACAGTCTATTAGTATGGCAAGTAAGGTAATTTAAATTTAAGGTATTATGGCAAATTTCACAATAGGAGAATTAATTCAGTCCTCAACCGCAAGTCGGTTGGGGATTGACAACAACCCCACACCGACAGTAAGGGTGCACCTAACGGAAACAATCACCCTCTTAGAGAGCATCCGTGCAGAGTGGGAAGAGTACTGTGTAGAGCATTCTCTTGGGACGCCTGCAATAAGAATAACAAGCGGCTATCGCTCTCCTGAACTGAATAAGGCAGTAGGAGGAGTGAAGAACTCTGCACACGTGGCAGGTTATGCAGCAGACTTGCAGCCCGTCAACGGCAAGCAGGCAGAATTTGAAAAGTTCTTTGCATCGGTATTCTCACGCATGGGGTACGGCTTTGACCAAATCATTATAGAGAAGTCGAAGACCTCCCGATGGGTGCATGTGGGGTATAAACGTCCTGAAGACGGGAAGCAAAGACATCAGTGTTTTTCATTAAAGGTTTAAGGAGTATAAAGACTATGGACGAAAAAGATTATGAAAAGAGCATAAGGGTGTTTGTCATATCCCTTATATCGGTGGTAGCGTTGCTTGTCATTGCGGCACTCATCCTCTGTGGGTGTTCGCATAAGGTGTACGTACCAGTGCAGTCTATTCACACAGATACGGTGTATATGGCAAAAAAGGACAGTGTTCACATCAAGGATAGTTTAATCTTAAGACAGATTGTAAACATCCGTGATTCTGTAGCCATCCATGACAGTGTAGTGATAGTTAAGAACGAGCAGGGAGAAGTTAAGGAACGCCTTATTGTTCGTTATCGTGACAGATGGCATGCAACGGTGGACAACTTATCACTTCAACGACAGATAGATCGCTACAGAGCAAGCAATGACAGTCTAAGGGCAATTAAAAGAGATTACATAGAAGTGCCTAAGATTATAGAACGTGAACTCACTCGTTGGCAGAAAATCAAGATGGACGTTGGGGGATGGGCAATCGGGGCGATGTCGACCTTTCTGCTTGCAATCATTGGCTATATCGTTGTTTGGCTGTTGAAGAAGTATAGGAAACTTTAATTCTTTCCAATGTTTGCAAGATTGGAAAGAATTTGCATAATTTCATTGAATAAATATTCCTTTTCTCTTGCATCTTTCACGATAATTTGCTAACTTTGTAGGAGATAAACGAGAAGCAGAACTCTTTTAATACTTAATTGGATTTGATTTAGGTTTTTAGTTATTTTAGGTAAGTGATTATTTTTAGGAGCAACCCCTACCATCCGAGAGGACAGTAGGGGTTTTTATTATGTCTATAAATGCAAAAAGGGAGCACCTACATGGCACTCCCTTTTGAAATTCTGTACTTTTGGATAACGATGTTTAGAGGAACATTCATAAGATTGTTTGACCGTGCAAATTGCATAAGGTCGTAAAAGTCTTGTTTGCTCATGCTATTTTGTTTTTAGTTAAACCTAATTCCTTTGCGAACTCACGAAGTTTCGTCAGTCCACAACCGATAGTATCAGCGAGTTCCTTATTTGTTTTCGTCTGATAGTTTTCTTTCAGGAACTTGCGTTGATTGTCTGTGAGGATAAACTTCTTATGTTCTTCTTTATCAAGTTGCAGGACGGCTTTATCGGCTTCGAGTGCTTCACGTGGGTTCAGCGCAAGTGCGGCTTCACCGCTTTCATATATTCCTTGTTCTGATACAAGCTTTGTTTCAATAATATCGAAAGCCATTTTGCAGTTATTATCATCATTGAGGTTAATATCCGCACAGTCTTTACATAACGCTTCCTCTACTTCTCTCCATGCAGAACGGACACCCGTAAGGCGTGCAGGTTGATATGTCAGCGCAAGGTTGACGGGTGGACATGGTGGACAGTTCTCTATGAACTTATCAAATAACTCAACGGAATAATTAAGAAGTTCATAAACAAGTATGATACGAGCCTTAAAGCCACTATCCTCTATCCTTTTTCTGTCAAGTACTCGTTTGATGGACTGATGAAGGATGAATACATGTGGCTCTAAGCGTGTATTGACGCTATCGAGATAATCCATGTACAGTTGTCGTTTATCACGATCTGCATTCCTCATATCCTCCATGTTACGTTTCTCAAAGTCCTCATACCGAGAGGTAGCTTCTTTACATGCTTTCTTAACTTTCTGTCTGTAAAGTCCTGCCTGCTTTATCTCGTCTATTGCGTCAAGCATATTTGAGTGTGCGACATCATTTGTACCACCGATGATAGTATGGAACAATGCTGAAACATGTGTATATGTTTCACGGCTTTTTTCGCTTATGCCTATAGCCTTACTGAACTCCTTTGCAGTAAGGGCATGTGAACTGAACTTATTCATTGCGATATGCCCCTCCATGCTCTATACGTCCTGCCGCTTCTGTTCCAAATACTTGCCATAGACCGCTTTCAAACTGACATATATGGTCGCCAAGGCGTGCTATCGTGCGTCCTTTGGTGTGGCTCTTTCCAAGTATTGCAGCAGGCTTGCCATCTGCATCCTTTGTAACCGACATAACACATGGCAGGTTATATATTTTATCCATGTTCTTCCCATCAAGAAGAATATCTAAAATTACTCTCATTTGTACGTTATAAAAGTTGAGTTAAGTAAACAAAAAGTATGAATAACAGAAATGCCATTATCATGGCAAAAGGAATCATGAGCGGTGCCGCCACGATGTACCATGGAATATTAATAATTCCCGTAAGGCTCAATAACGTAAGCACGACATGAAACACGATAAGGATAAAAAGTGCTTTACCCATGAGTATTCCTCCTATTGGGAGCCGATATGCAATACTGTTCGTATAGTTCCCTTTTTCGTTCCTCGTAATTAACACCATAATACTCTGCATCAAGTTGAGCATATTTACGTAGAAGTGCTCTCATGCATCGTGGAAAGAAACGTGCATTTGTGTTTACTATCCTTGCATTAAGAACACGGCTTTTTATCTTATATTCATTCTCCGTCATTTTCACTTCTTTTGATTAATAATATTGGAATACTGATTATCCACATTGCGGATGCTACCACCGCTTTTGAAAACTGTTCATGACTTGCTACGCCCTCATTTTCCACGATACAACGAAGTATCAAGGGAAAGGAGCAACACGCCATGAAAGCGTAAAAAAGTGCTACATATACCATCATAGTCTATCGTTCTGTACTTTCAAATTTAATGTCTGTTTTAATTCCGTTCCTCCGTGCATTATGCTTGATGTCGTCCATCGGGTCAAAACTATCACGTTCTGTACCATCGAAGAAGTTATCAAGCATGTTCACCGTGTCGTTATCTTTCTTTTTCTTTTCTCCGTGCGTCCATGCTTTGAAGTTAAATACCACCATTCCCACACTTAGTGCTGCACCCCATAATGTCATGCTAATATCTCTGTACGCTGCATGGTTCATGAGTTCCATCGCAGTGAATATCCACCATGAAAAGGAAACGCCCCACAGAAGAATGTTTATTTTTGTTCTCATTTTCTTAGTTTTAGTTAGGGGTGACGCTTGATGTACGCCACCCCGTTAGTTTAGTATTTAAGCCTTATTTTTATAGGGTATAAGGTTCTTTGCTTCTTCTTCCCACATGTCGCCATCGTTTTCCTCGAAGTCAAGGTAAACAGTTCCGTTGTTCAGATCATCAAGTGAAGAATTAAGTCCTACAACAATCATTGGGAACCCGTCATGTGGACTACAGACCTTATCACCAATCTTTAAGTTTTTAATGTTCATCGCTTATTCTCCTATCTCCTCGTGATACTTTCGCAATGTTTCTTTCACACGCTTTGCAGCTTCTTTGTTTTGCTCTTTTGTTCTGAAATAGTTGAGAGCATCCCAGAGATCATCATCGTAAGTATCTCCATTTTCAAATAATATTACACTCTCTAAAGCCCTACCAAGGGCATAATATCTCTTACCCTCCTTTGCTCTCCACCTAATCGTCTCCACTCGCTTCTCTTCTGCATTCCATTGTAAGCCTTGTTTTTTCATCTTGTTGAAGAGGAATTGCTTTTCATTTTCAGTGGCAAGACGTACTTCATTTTTAAACCCACAGAAAAACGGGCTATCCTTTGTAGCCACATCAATAATATGGTCGGAAGTATGACATACATAATAGCCGTTACTATTATCTTTTTGTCTCAATTCGTCTTCTTTAAATATAAAGATTACCTTATTATCAAACAGTGAGGTCAGCACATCCCCGTCCTTGAACTCCTGCTCTTTCTGTTCTTCTTTCTCAAATACCACACTTCCGTCCTTAACGATTGCCTTGCAACCTTCAGGAATGGTGATTGCATCACCGCATTGTAATTCTACTTTCATAGTTCTTCTATTTATTTTCTATTTTTACGTTTCTTTTTCCTCTTACTTGCGTAGGGTGTTGACCCTACACGTGATTTACCTTGATGAGAATAACCTTGTAGTTTGTCATTTAAAACCTTTACTACACTATTTGTATGTAATGCTATCTCTGTAGCAATTTTATTTAAATCTTCCATACGCTAATCAACTAATTCAAAACTATACGCTGCCACAAGAGGGTTACTCTCCCACGTGCCTTTACCGCTGATTTTGTCAATAAGATACCAAAATGCTTCACGTGCAGTAGGAAAGGCTACTTCAGGGGCATAACCTATGTCTTTGGACACGTAGAACAATTCATCAAATTGATAAACGCCCTCTTTTAGTATATCCTCATCAGAAATATCCCGTAAGCGTTCCACCTTTACATCTGTAATCTTGATGTGGTGGGGCATTAATTCGGCTTTGACGAACATGTTATTACTATTTCCTGGGACGCCATTCCCAAACTTATCGTATTGGGGTTTACCTATGGTGTTGTAGCTTTGTGCTATTGCTACAACTTCACCAACCTTATAAGGCAGGTGCTTTATGGTTTCTTCCCAATTACCAAGCGGTGTACCCTCTTTCAGTAGTCGCCTTGTCATTGTCTTTGTTCCATCAAGCACTGCAAATGTCAGGCAGTACTTGTCATTAAACATTATTTTCTTAGTCATACTTTACTCTTTTTATATTACTTTTCTACTTTTAGTTCCTTAAACACTCCGTACCCGCCACGTCCATGTATTAACTCATTATCAACACACAAAGCATTACATGATAAAGAGTATCCATCTTTGTTTAAATCGCACTCGGTACAGTCAATGCAATCGTCTTCCTAGCTTGGTGTAATGAAGATGTACTGCTTATCGTTTATCGTTATTCCGTTCATTCGGCTACATCTTTGAAGTTAAATTTCTGTTGTAAAATTTTCTCTGCATACCATTTCTTGTATGACTTACCGCTTATCCACCAATCAAACATATCGTCAGGGGTTAAGTTGTGACATACAAATCCCTTTTCTTTTAGTTTGGCACACGCTTTTATCCAATTCTTTTTGACGTGCGGATAATCTTTTATCTCTCGCACTTTCTGTTTGAAAGAAGACATTGGACAACAAATACAACCAATACGCCTATATCCATTATCATATAAGCCGCAATGCTCTATGTTATTAGCGTTAAGGAACGTCCAAACATCATCGTCAGTCCAATATAGAATAGGGCTGACAACTATCTTCTCCTTACCATTTCCCATACATTGCACAAGGCTTTCCTCGTGTTCGGAGAATTGGTCAAAGTTCCATTGCTTGCGCTTCTTAGGGTTGGAGTTTAGACTCTCAACAAGTTCTCTTTTTGACCGCCTTACGCTTTCCGCTTTTCGCACGCCTATGAGCGTGACAAACCCAACCCCTGCCGTCTCCTTGTATTCAGCACAACACCATCGCAATCGCCTTGTTGGTAATATACCCTTTTTAACCGCCATATTATAAATGCTCATCTTTGGCTTTATCATTTCGACTTCGGGATAGTTCTTTCTAACAAAGCGAATCACTTCGGGAGGGTCTACGCTTGTTAAATTCATGCGTGCCTTAAACTTTACACCTGCCATTAAGGTGAGATGATACAAGACTTGACTATCTTTCCCACCGCTAAAGGCTAACCAAAATCCCTCGTCATTCATTGATAGGGCAAGTCTTTCGGCTTTCTGTATTACCTTTATGGAGTAGTCGATTTTCTTCTGTAAACTTGGTGTTATTCCGTTCATAACTATTTATCTTTACCCTCCAAATAAACTGCTGAAAACATAAGAAAGAATGCTACAAATAGCAAGATGAAAAGCCATCTCGCAATCGCATCTACGTGCGCTACCCATGCTATATCCCAATTTACAAAGGCAAATACCATGTAAAGGAGTATAAAGGAAATAACACACATTTGTAATAATACTTTAATCATTTTGCAATCCTCCTATTACTCGTTTTGTACTTCGCATACGGACGTGAAATACATATGGGTTCGGATTGAAAAAACCAACCCTCCTGCAACATCTGCACACGTGACATTGGTTCGCTCATTTTAAAAGATATGTTTTTCCCACAACGAGCGCAATTACACTCCTTTATCACTACGTATTTGTGCTTAGGTTTGAGTACTGGAGCTGCGTACATTTCCTCAACATATACGTGTCCGAATAGTCTACAAATTAGCTTCTTAATCATAATTCCTCCTTTTCAAATTCTGTTTTAGGAACTCTACCTGTCGGGTATAAATGACACGGCTTTAATGTAGGAAAGAACTTTGCATACTTTTTGTAAAGTCTACCTTGCTCGTTAAGTGAAATATACACAAAAGTGTCTGTTCCATTTAGCACATTGTTCTTTGTTAGATAAACCTTACCCGTTTTTGACAAGTTATTTCCGTTGATTGTAGGCTGGTAGTACAAACCACTTGCCTTATGTTTAATTCTGTATGGTTTCATAATCTATTACTCTAATTCTGTTGGTAACTCTGGTATCTCCATCCAATATTCTACATCGAGCGCGCAATCGCATTCATCAAAAAATTCATGTCTAATTGTGCGACATTCTTCATCAAACCAACTGGTATAATAAGCAAGGTATTGGTTCCCGCCTTTTGTTTTCACAATAAACGGCATGCACTCACTATCGTCCCTAATACCTTTAGGTAACTCTCCATCTTTGACAGAATGCCAAAGACTTTTATGGTGGTTTTTGCAGAACTGCAACATATCTCGATACTCACCTTTGATTATCTCAATATTGTGAGACATATGGACAAAAGTTGTTTTGTTGCAAGTTTGAGAGATGTTTCTTAAAAGGCTGGCAAACATCTCATCTATTTCTTCTTGTGTAGTCATAAGTTTATCTCGTTTTTTTCTAATAATTTTCTGTAATACTCATTCTCTTTTTCGAGTTCGGTAATGATACCTTTCAAGCGTTTAACCTCTACATTGTAGCGGTCACGCTCAAAACTCTCATAGGTCGTGCTATGACATGTACAGTGTTCAATGTCGTGACTTATAGCTACTGCCATACAACCAGGGATAAGAACTTTGCCGACACCTTTAATCTTTTCGTAATGGCATTTCACACCCCCAATGCGTGTTTAATTTGTTTCTTATAGTGTTCGTTAGCTGCCTGCTTGGCATCTGAAAGCGAGATATAACAACTGATAAAATAGCCATTACAGAATAAATGAAATTCGTTATAAACAAATTCTATCCTGTAGAACCAGTTAAAAACTGTTACGGCAAGGTATGGCCCATCTTTGTGAACTCTTCGCCATTTCAATTTAGGCAAACTCTCAAACACGCTCTCACGCCCTGCGTTGAAAGCAGATTCAATATCCTCTTCTGTAAAGACCTTGCTTTCGGAAAATGATATTTCATTTCCGCTAAGCCTACCTTGCAATCTTGCGGCAGCGTATTCTTGTGATAAATCTTTCTGTTTCATTCTATTCCTCAACTTCCTTAAATTCTCCGTCAATCAACTTGTAGAAAGTGTCAGCTTTGATACGTTCGCCATCTACTTGCTCTGTTTTTACACAGATAGGAGTATAGACTCCATTGATGTAATCCCATTCCGCAAGTGTTATCCAGCTTCCTATTTTAGCCTTAGCAATAGAATTGTGACCAGCTGCCATAACAACAGAGTGATTACCTGTACTCTCAATCTTAGCATAGTCACCGCTTGAACCAATCTTAGCAGAGTCACCGCTTGAACCAATCTTAGCAGAGTAACCGCTTGAACCAATCTTAGCATAGTCACCGCTTGAACCAATTTGAGCAGAGTAACCGCTTGAACCAATCTTAGCATAGTCACCGCTTGAACTAATCTTAGCAGAGTAACCGCTTGAACCAATTTGAGCAGAGTAACCGCTTGAACCAATCTTAGCATAGTCACCGCTTGAACCAATCTTAGCAGAGTAACCGCTTGAACCAATCTTAGCATAGTCACCGCTTGAACCAATCTTAGCAGAGTCACCGCTTGAACCAATTTGAGCAGAGTAACCGCTTGAACCAATCTTAGCATAGTCACCGCTATTATCATTTAACCTGTCATCTTTCTTCACTTTAGTAGGGGAAGTTACTTCTTTAATCCACTCTACTCCAAGGTCAATAATGTCTGCTAATTTCAATTCAGCCTTTACCTTAATCTTTGAAGAGCATACTTTTGTAGTATTTTCTTCCTTATCTATTTCGCCAGACTGCTCTACCTTTGCGAAACGAGAATTAAGCATATCGTAGTGATCAAACACCTCTAATGGAGATTCGCAGGCGTGAAATCCCCTCTCGCAGCACTTAATGTCCCCATCCATTTCATACTCCTTGCCGACTTCATACTGAAGACCACGGCACTTTAAATTCTTGTCAAATCCTTTGTAGGTGATAATTTTCTTTTCTTCCATATTGATTTTATTTTAGTTACTTTCGGTTTGATTTTCCATTTATAGTTACCTTTCTCACGATAGCATGTAGTCTATCTACCACCCTATCACCATATTTCATTTTCAAATGCTCATCGTCTAAGTTGGTAGAGAACATCAGTAATTTACCGTCACGTTCCGCCATATCAACCAACTCCGCAAATGGAACTCGCTTGTTACCGTAGATGTTTGAAACATCCTCTGTGCCTACATCGTCAATATAAATAATATGGCTTCGGATAATCTCATCGGGTGACTTGTTGAGTTCGTTTGCCGTGCATATCGTTACCACCTTTCTGCAATAGTGGTTAAGAAGTAAAGGGATGATCCTCATACCGATTAGTGATTTACCAACACCACAGTTTCCAACGATCATTAAGCCTTTGCCTTTGTTATCAGTTAACCACTGAACTATCTTCTCATAGTCAGCATTCCACTTTGCAGTATCACCACAGAAATACTTTAATCCTCCTTTGAGGTGCGTTCCTGCATTTGGTACACTGATTTGCACCTTATCAGGTAACGGCTTGTACGTTGTATCTCGTAACCGCTCAATGGCGGATTTGAAGTCTATTTGTTCCATTTACCAATCGCTATCTTTGTCGTAATTCATTTCAGATGATTTGAGGGCAGTAGATGGAGTTGATGTTTTTAGTTCAAACAATCCGCTCCAATTATTTGTCATACTCTGTTCAATAATAAGCGTTGCCTTCTCTGCATTACCATCGCTATACTTTTTCAGTTTTTTATAACAAAGTTCGAGGTCGCATTGACGTTTATACATTTGATTTTTAGACCTCTTATATTTGAGCCATTCCTCAAATGGTTTTTGAAGATCTGGCTCAACGAAAGAGTAATCAAAAGAGTTCTTCTTTATCGCCTTCTTCTTTGTTTGGTTTTCGTTTGGCTTCTGTTTGGTTTCCGTTTGACAAGCACCTAAAGTTTTATTGTAAAATTCATAATTACAGATACTTAATGTACTTTTGTCGTTGTTTGGCTTCTGTTTGGTTTCCGTTTGACAAGCACCTAAAGTTTTCAATTCTTTAAGCATGCTGGAAACTCTCCACGTACTGAACTCATTATCCTTCGCCATCTGTCGAAGCGTTGTCTTTACGTTGCCATCATCATCGGACGTAAAAAGCAAGTATAGGAAAAACTGCGCAACTCTATGGGACGAAAATCTGCAATATAATTCTTTAGGTATATTCATTTTAAGTATTTCATTGGGTTAATCACTGCGTCACCAACACGTGGTTTGAAGTGTTCGCATTTGAGTAGTGTGCTTGCTACCTCTCGTTCCTTTGTTATTGAGCATTCAGAAACGATAGGGTTGACGGGTACGGATCTCATGAGATATGCGAAGCGACACTCAAAACACGTGTGTGGTTCGATATTTTTCTTTGCCATGTTATGTTTCCTTTCCACACCACGCATCAGAGCACTTCCAATACCCTGCGACAAACGCTTCTGTTAGCGTTGCGTTCGGGTGTTGCTTTATCCACTGCTCTGCGTGGAGTTCGATTTTTGTTTTTATTTTCATCTTAAACACTATTTACTTGTTTCCTCTATCAGATGTCTTTGAACAAACTTCGTTCGCTTATCGCTTGCTCCCTTCCAATGATAAAATCACAGATGAAATTACGAGCATAATCCGGAGAGATTAACGACCTCTCCATACTGCATACGCCTGCCTTTGGAGAACTGCTTGCCTTCATTATCGTCTTTCGTTCCTTGTCGTTCTGAAAAGAACGTCCATACGTTGGCTCGCAGTTGATAAACCAATAAGCCGTTGGCTTGATGTAATAATCTCCACGTAGCATTCGGTTTTTATCTATCATTGTCGGCTTCGGGAAATTTTGTCCCGTAATAAGATAATTCGGCTCCGTTGAAGGGTTTTCTATTATCAATCTTAGATTCCTACTATATGCAATCCATAGTAGCTTATAGAGTAGTGTGTGAAATTCTGTTCTTAACTTTAACCTTTCTATGGTTAATTCTATCTTCTCACACATAGACTTCTTGCGATAGTTTATACTCGTTAAATCAAAGCAAGTCTGTTGCAGTGATTCAAAGTATATGCATGGAAAGAAGGCTATTATTAGGTCTTCTTTGGTTATTTCGTCAAATAGACTTGCCCCCCCTCGTAGCATATTTCGATTTCTTTAAACAGATCTGCAACATTATTAGTTTCGTTAAACTCGTTCTGAATGTCGTAATCTTCTGCTTCATATCCAAGCTTAATGAACTCGTTTTTGAACGTTCCGGACTGCTCGAAGAAGCAGTGTACTTTTCCGTTTATTACCATAGTAAAGTAGCGTTAGGTATGTTTTCGGATAAAATACCACTTGCGAGTTTTAATGTCAAATTCCGCGTGACATATACGAGAAACCCCCGGTCTGGGTGCTATGTAGATAGCGTCACATTTAGGTATAGGTTTAAAATTTTCTCCCATGTTTTGCTCGTGCGTTGTGGTCGAATCTTCCTCTATGTCAAAAGGAGAAATCGGTATAAATCCTTTTTCTCTCAAATGTGCTTTATGCTTCTCAATTTCTTTCTTTACTTCATCAATATCTCGTCCCTCTATCGGTAGCGATATGTAACATGTCTTTTTTTCATATTTCTTTTTCGTTATTAATTTCGTGCTTCGGACAGGACTCGAACCTGCATGAGTGGTGTTTTTGCGGATTATCTGTCTTGGCTATAACAGAGTCCTAAGATGTCTCGCAAGTTTCAGGTTTGGCTATTATCTGTTATCTTGGAATTTTGCACCTTACATCTTGATTAGCGTCTACCAATTCCGCCACCAAAGCAAGTGTGGGGACGCTTCCCCACGTTGTTAAACTAAAATTTACTTATTTACGAATAGAACAAAGTATTCTTATCCTTGCTCGAATATGTCGAGCACTTGTGTTTCCGAGATTGATGCCACATCATAATCACACATTGAGTTGCCCATGAACTCTTTGATATAAGAGCGAGCCTTATCAATGTTTGCTGCTTGGAAAAGGTATGTTGTGATCGTTTTCTTTTCACTTTCTGTACGTTCATTAAGCGTAATGAAAGCGAGTTTCACACGATACCACTTATCATCTTTGCTATCATCAGAGAAAAGAACCTCTGAATATGGCGCACGTGTGATCGCCTTGATGAATGTTTCTCCACTTGTGTATGCGGATAGTTCTTCTGTTATCTTCGTTTCCGCTTCCGTAAACGAAAGAGCATCAACCACAAACACCTCTGTTACTTTCTTCTCACGTCCGTCATCCATTGTTTTGTCGTAACGGACTTTGGTTTCAAACCATGTTGATGTTTTACTTCTCATATTGTTTCTTTTTTTATTGATTACGACCTTATCAGAAAGGCAAATCGTCCGATTGCTCTTGTTGTTGTGGTACTGCTTGTTGTTGTGGCGTTGCTCGTTGTGGTTCATGTTGGTACTTTGCTATTGTTGCATTCTGCGTTGGTTGTGCAGAAACGTTGCTTACACGTTGAACTGACCATGCACGAATATTGTTGAACCAACGACCATTGTACTCGTGAGCGTCAATGTCAAAACTAACTTTCAGTTCTTCGCCTTGCTTGATGGCAAACTGATTAATCTTATCCGCACCAAAGACGTTAAATACTAATTTCTTTGGGTATTGGTCGTGTGTTTCAACAACATATTCCTGTGACTGCCAAGCACCTTTTGAAGATGTTCCTTCACGTAGTGGAAGCACGGCTATGATTCTTCCTTGAATTTCCATTTACACTATTTTTTCTGATTTATTAATTTGATTGATTCTCTCTTTGAAATACTCAACCGCCAACTTTGTGCGTTCGAGTAATTGACGTTGTATTTCTTCGTCCTTTGGAATATGAAGAACTTTGAGTTGCTTGCTTCGTGACGTTCGTGGATCGTATGAAACAAAATCCCCAAACGGCACCTCAACACCCGTTTCACGTTCAACGCAAATCATGTTGTATTGAAGTTGACAGTAATATTGGGGGTTGTCGTTCTTCAAATCATCTGCTTTTTCGTATAAGAAATGTGTTAGATGAACGGCAGGGTTGAATGGACACTTAATCTCAATTATTCCACCCGAACGGATAATGCCATCCGGACTACCACCCGCAAACTTCTCAAACTCCTTAAGGGCAACAAATGGAGCATCAAGCACTTCATTTTCTGTTTCTTCCTGATAGCGAGTGCGAGCAGAATCTTCCATAAGCGTCCCCCAATCCATTGCACGTGAACGTGGTGCGCTATCCTCCATATATTCAAGGAAAGCGTCATTTGGCATGAATTGTTCAGCAATCTTTTCATCAAGATAAGAGAACGTTCCTTGCGAAAATGGCACTTCCTTTGTGCGCACCCTTGACTTTGGGTTCTCTTTTTTGAATTGTTCAAGTTCTGTTTCTGACATATCCTCCTTGTGATTAGCAAGGAGGATGTATATTTCAGATGCAGTTAATTTCCCTTTCCTCGCAAGATACCAGTCTGATGTTCTTTGGAGGTCGTTCATTATTTCTTATCCTCCTTTTTCTTCTCGGTTTTTCCCTCTTTTTCTTCTCCGAATAGGTCTTTTGAAGGGTCAACTTCCTCTTTTGTTTCCCCAACTGGAGTTGTTTTCTTTGGGAAGAATGTTTCCTGAACAGTAGTCGTACCCTCCTTGATGGCGTTTGCAAGTCCACGGAGTTCGACCACCATATCGGTGTCAATCTCATCTACCTTTGAAACAGAAAGGTAATCAAGGATATGTTTTTCGTCAACACCAATCTTTGAGTAATACTGCATCATGTTCTGACGACTGTTTTCAAGCGTCATAGATTCCCCAAGGGAAACTTGTTTAGCCTTTGTGAGTACTTTCTTAATGAGAGCAGATGGGACAACCTTCATGACTGCGTTACGCATAGCGATTGCACAAGCTGCGTTACCCGTCACAACTTGCATATCATCAGAATACGTGCGCCCACTCTTATCCGTGATACGCCTTTTCACATCAACTGATGTTGCATAGTTGCTTTCAAGATCATGACACACACCCTGTGCGGTGATAAACTTTCCGTCATTACCGATAATACGTGCCTGTACTCTCAAATTCCCCCATGAACTGGCAATGATTTCCGCCATACGCACAGAAGGACCTTCGATAACCTTGCCTTGTCTACGTAGAACATAGAAGCAACTTGCAGCGGATTCCTCATCCATTGTCGCAAGCGTTTCGATGTTGTTGAGGACCCGAGCAAGATTACGTGGGTATTGCTTTGCAGTTGCAATCTGTGTATCAATCTCGCTTTTGTTAATAGCTGCAAGCATTTCAGAACTTTGAACTTGAATTACTTCGCACTCCGGACTTTCGATTGTTACGCCTTCATTAGTTGTTTGATTTTCCATTGTTTTCTTTATTATTTTATTGTTAGTATCTTTGTCCGATAGAGACATAACCCTCTTTTATGTTCGATTTAATAAAGAACTTGTTGAAGCCGGGAGCGCAATGAGCGATTTCGTTCTGTCGTGTGCGTTCTTGTGCCAATGAGTTCTTATTGTAAATTCCATTTTTGATATGCAGGTAGTTTCCTGCACCACCGACAAGTGCAAATAGTTGTCGGATCGTGTGTTTCCTTTCTCTAATAATCTTCTCCATTATTTACTTACTTAAAAACCCTTACTCTCAACATCCCTTAAACAAGGTGTGCCCTTATAATCGCCACTCTGTTTCAATCTCATCAAGGTGTCTGTTCTTTTCAACTCGTAATCAAGGATATTGTTCGCTTGTTTTGCTAACTTAGCTTGCGCAACTGCTTCCTTTACGTCTATTTCCCCTGCATTTAACCTATTCATTTGTTTGAATAGAAATGCGAGAAGTGATTTCGTGTTTACAGGTTCCCCTGTTAGTCCATTTTCCATACTAAAAATAAATTTTTATTTGATTGTGTTTACTTTTTAATGTTATGACATCTATCACGATACTTGCAAGCTTGACTTTTTCTTTGTCATTATCACGACATATATATAAATCGTTGAATTTACTTCTAAGACTTCTAACAAAGACACTATGCTTTCCGCAAAAAATCGTTGCTTGGTTGAGCATATGCTTACCCCAATGAAATAATACTTCGTTTAGAACTACAACAGAGTAGCTTTCTAACCTTGAAAAAGGTGTATTTTCCCAGGTCGAAGAGAAATCTATTACATTTCCATAGTTGAACAAATAATCTATAATTGCATTGAGTTGGAATGATAGATAATAACTTTTATACATATAAAAAGGCTTCCCGTAAACAAGAGTTTGTTCTCGTTTTTCAAATAGTACAAGTACTCTTTGTGACGAAAAACAGATATTTTTATACGACAAGTTTTTAATGTGGCGGTTTACCCTAAACAATTGATAATCTAACGCCTTTTTCAAGTATTCCCTTTCTAACGTTTCCATTCTGTTGGTTATGATAGATAAATCCTACAAACATTGGGGTCTCGTTATTTTTAACGATACCTCCGTCCATGATGCTGCGGATAGTCTTAGCCTTTTCTATTCATTGCATACATCGGGTTTATTTTGCCCGTTGTGTCAACGTAACTTGTTGATTCAAAAGCTAAACGCATTTTTGCGTTTAGTAAATTATCCTCTGTATTCAATAGTTTCTCAATTGAACGGATAACATCTGCGTGTCTTTTACCGAACTTTTCAGCAACCAACAGACTATTTGTCAGTGCTTGGCTATTCTCACCTTTGAAAACTAATTCGTTATTTTCCATATTTTATAATATTTATCATTGTACGCACGCCCTAATCGAATAGTAGCAACCTTATTTCAGTTGCAGCGTGCGCTATAGTATAAAAATGTGTAGCTTAGCGATTTCCGCTGCCCAAACGGACTACTCAATGCGTTAAAGGACGTTTCGCACTATCACTACACATTCAAATTTCATTCATATGTTAGCTGCCTACTTAGTCCACTATGGGGTCACGGCATTTCTGCTACCCATAGCACCTTTCGGCTTCGTTGTTACCAATAAGTCAAAGAACACCGTCTAAAAATTCTGTGGAGGGTAGGGAATCGAACCCCATTCGCTTGATAATTTGCTTTTCGTTTCTTTTTTTTGCTACCATTCACCGACCGTATCGGTTAACCCCCCGTTTTACCTTTGCTATACTCACGTACCACAAAGGTCACATAAGAAATAAATGAATTATTCAATCTACTATATCACTATACAATGCTTCTACGATTTTATCTATGTCTATTTTTATATTGTCTTTTACTTCGTTTCCTTCATCATCACATAAGCATACGTTAATCTTTAGGCTGATGTCTGCGGATGTTGTTACGTTATAACCCGTACCGTTCATGTACCCACAGTGGTTATCATCTTCCACGTATCCATATGTTTTTATATATCCTTGTACATCTACTAAGTAATTGTCTATTTCGAGTGTTGTATCTATGTCGCTATCTCCTACGTAATCTAATAGGTATTCTTTTATATCTTCTTCGAGTTCCGTCATACCACCTTATTCTTTAATACCAATTTATCGAGATCCGATACTTCATATAAGATGTGTCCTCCTATTTTATAGAAGTGGAGTTGACCCGTTGAGCGAAGATTGCGTAGAAAGCGTTCCTTGCAACCGAGATACTTCTCTGCTTCTGTAGTACTCAACCACCTCTTTGGTGTTAAATCTGTTTTACATATAGCTTTTTTAACCATAATAATTTGACTTATGCGAAGTATTTACATACCTTTGCGATGTAGGTTTATTAAATATGTTGCAAAGATACTACATAAAATATGTACTAACAAGAAATACTACACAAAATATGCAGTATTTAACATTCTTTTACTTTATAGTATGTGTAGTAGATAAAATCAACCCTATAAAACGACAAATGCGCAGGGAAGACCCTACGCATTGCTCTTTGAAATACTGATACAACCGATTTCTAATGATTGTTGAACTTGTTAACGAAGTAGACTTGACCTTTGCCCGTTACTTTCGTTGTGATAGTCGTGTGCAGCACCCCGTTGTTACCACTTCGCACACCTTTTTTGAGTTCAAACAAGCCCATATCAACGTACTTCTGATTAGGGATGTTATAGCGTTCTCCTTTCGTGCCGAGATAGCCGTTATCTCGCATCCATTGGAACAGTCGCCTTTCTCCCATCGGAGTTCCGTTCTGATTGATTAGCTTTGCGAGTTCACCAATCAAGCAGGAAGAAACAGAACCGCTGACCGCCTTAGTAAAGGTAATAGCAGGTTGAGCATCTTTTACGGACTGTTCCGCATCAATACGCTTCTGTCTTTCGTCTTTGAGAGCCGTGGCGAGTTGGATAAGGTAGTCAGGATCAGCTAATGTGCGTTCTATGATATTGTCAGTCATATACGCACCATGTTTGCGTATTGAAGGCAAAACCTCCTTTGTAACCCATTTACGAAAGGCTTTCGCTTCGGGTTTACGACTGTCGAGGATAACATCGTACAAGCCATCTTCATTTACGAAGTTCGCTTTCTGCACACCTCCTGCCGTTACAAGGGGTTCGGTTGAAACGACCCCCTTATCAAGTCGCTCCCTTACGTGTCCTTGTTGCAGTCCAAGAGCATTACACACATCGGCAAGGCAAAACAATGGATTATCCGTTGTTCCTGCCGTTCTTACTTTCCCAAATTGTGGGTTTTCAAAAATTCTTAATTCGTTCATAAAAATTGCTCTTTGATTTATTGGTACGATAGAACATTAATGGGCATCATAGAATACCATGTGCTCGTTTATGGCAAGTAGGACATAAGACTTTGACATCTTTAACACTATACTCCCATGCATGTCTACCAACAGTATATGCAACGTGGTGAATATTCATTATCCCATCTGTCCTTCCACAAACTTCGCATTTGTGACCTTTGACCATTAGCACAAAGTTCCTGAAAGCGTACCAATACGGGTGAGTAAGTTCTTGTCTATATGTTCTTTTAACGTTCTCTGTAACTTGTAAAGCATCTTGCCTACGACATTCTGCAAGTTCTCTTCTTACAGACTTAGACAACCGCTTTCTATCTCTATATTGACTTGGGAAGCCTTTGATTGCATTCTTTGTCCTTCGAGCAAGCATTACTCCATTTCTTGATACAATTAGGGCAGTCCAACTTATCATCGGCTTTCCCTTCTTTGTAGTCCATCCTCTATCAGAGAACTCTTTATACAAAGATTCCGCATCTAAATCGAATTTCATCCTATCTATAAACTCTGAAAATTCAGAGAACGTAGGAATTTGACTATAATCTTTCAT